TCAAACCCTGAACCAGTCCGGCTCCAACCCCCCAGATTCCAACTTTAGTGTCAGCTTGGACGGCGCCAGCGACTCCAACACCGCCTCGTTGTCCACCGCCGGATACTGATACCCCTCCCGGTCGATGTAATACTTCAACGCCGTCGACGACCCCGCCGAATGCCCCAACTGGGCACTAGCACGCTTAGGATCGCGTGTCTTCCCCGTCACATGCGTCGCCACCGTGTCCCGGCAGTTGCCGAACGTGAACCACTCCAACTCCGTCCCGGCCTTCACCACCCCCAAAGCGCGCGACATCGTCGGCGTCGACAGCCATCCACCCCGCGCCCCCTGGAACAACGGCTCCTGGACATCACGCGGCCCCACCCAGTCACGCCACGCCCACAACACCTCCGCCAGCCACTCCGGCAACAGGACGTGATAGTTCTCGCCACGCTTCCGGCGAGGCTGCCGCACCCGACCACCCTTACGGGTCACGATCGCCCCACACACGTGCATCACCACAGCCTCATCGTCGCTGTCCAGGTGCGCCAAATCGCACCACCGCAACGCCATCGCCTCCCCCGGCCGAATCCCCGTGCCCAGCAACGTCAGCCAGAACGGCTTCAGCCACTCGGCGGTAGACCGCTCCTCCAGCAGATCGAGAAACGTATCCCGCTCCGCCGACGTCAACGCGCGCTGTTTACCGCCACCCGCATCCAAGGCGGGCACCGGATGCATCGGCGACACATCGAACAACCCCGCGACCGTCAACATGTTGAACACCGCAGTCAAGATCATGTAGTGCCCAGCCGCGATCGACGGCCCAATCTCGGTGACATCCTCGAAGTAGTCGGCGAGGAACTTCGGCTTCCCCACCTCCCGAATCGTCAGATGCCCCAACTCCTTCATCAACTTCACCGAGCCGCGGCGCCCCCGCTCCTCAGCCTCATAGATCCAACGGCGATAGTTGTGCAACGACTGCTCGCGGATCTTCCCCGCTTCGTACCGCTTCACCTCACGGCGATACCAGGCATCCAGGGCTTTCGACATCTTGTCCGAGTGCTCGAACTCACGCGCGGTGTCACGGGCGGCGCGGCTACTGGACTTCTGCCGGTTCTTCTCGAACCGCGCGTTCCAGTCCGCCAAGCACTCCTTCCGAGTGCGACCGGATCCGCTGGTACGCACGTAGGTGCCGCTGAAGGTGCGGTGCCTGACCCGAGTCAGACGCCACACCCCGTCAGCGCCTTTGACGGGATTGAGTTGGGTGGCGGGCGGCAAAGCCCCCGGTTCTAACGATTCCTGCGCCATGACTTCCTCATGTGGTCTTCGGTCACGCCGCCGTCGCCTGCTGGTGTTTGACCTGCCAGGCACGAACCTCATCAGCGCGATATCGGTACCGACCGCCGTTGACCTTGAAGCAGCGCGGCCCCTTGCGAAGGTGATGCCAGTTGCTCAGGGTCTTGGTTGTGTAGCCGGTGAGTTCGGCGACCTCTTGGCGGGTGAGCCATTTCGTTTCACTGGACATGGGGAGCCTCCTGACCGGCGTAGCTCGTGTCGAGACCCGGATGGTTCGCCAAAGGTTAGCCGTTCGTATGCATTGAATGAGTTTTCATTCATGCTATGCAAATTATGGCGGGTGCCGCAAGGCTGCTGCGGGCATAAGAAAGCCGCCCCAGCCAATGAGGCTGGGGCGGCTTCAGACGTCGTCAGGCGGCGCTACGGTCGGTCGAACTCGCCGTCGCGCACACCCGCCAGGAACGCGTCCCACTCACGCGGGGTGTACACGAGCGCGGGACCGGTCGGGTTCTTGCTGTCCCGAATCGCGACCGAACCATCGTCCAAGTGGGCAGCTTCGACGCAATCGCCACCCGACTGGCTGTAGCTGGCCTTGAACCACTTAGCGCCGGAAAGATCCATGCTCATGCGGCATACTCCTTCGTTAAGGACGGTCAAACTCACCTGCGTTAACTCCTGCGGTGAAAGCATCCCACTCGCCAGCAGTGAAGACCAGCTTCGGGCCGTCGGGGTTCTTGCTGTCGCGAACCCCGACCTGCCCCCCATCGAGGAATGCGACCTCAACGCACTCCTTACTGCCGCCGCTGCGACTGCTCTTGAACCAGCGGGCTCCGGACAGGTCAACGTTCACGCTCGTACTCCCTTGCTATATCTCGTAGCAGGCTTCTGGATGCGACTTCGTCCAGTGATAGGTGCTGGATCGCCTGGTATGCCTGCGTGTACCGCAGAACGGTACTGGCCTTCTCCGAGTACATGTCGCCGGTGTAATTCTCGGCATACACGATGGTCGGTTCAACTGATTTACCGCGACCGTCGAGCCCGAAGTCCATGATGACGAACGGACCGATCTGGTCGCCTGTGGGCATCCCCGCTTCGAAGGGAAGGACCCGCAGACTGATGTTCGGCCGTGTGCCCTCGTCCGCGAGGTGGCGAAGCTGAGTCGTCATTGTCTTGCGTGTGCCGATCTTGCGGCGCAAGACTCCCTCGGAGAGGATCACTTCCATGTGAACCGGCCTGGTTTTCCTGGTCAACAACGACTGCCGCTGCACCTTCAGCCGGACACGACTGTCCAGCTCCGCTTCGGAGTCATCGGGATTCGCAGCGCGTGCCAGCACGCGCGCATAGTCGGCGGTCTGCAACAACCCCGGGACAAGGTCCGGTTGGTAGGACGTGAGCGTCTCAGCGGAGGCTTCGAGCCCGACGTAGACGCTGAAGTTGGCAGGAATGATGTCGCCGAACTCGTGCCACCACGACTTCACCGCAGCCTGACGAGCCAGACCGATCATCGCGGCCTCTTGCTCCGGCTCCATTCCGTAGATTCGACATAGCTCCTTGACGTCTACGTCTCGAACACGGTCGGACTGACCACGTTCCAGGCGTTGCAGGGTGCTTTTACCCCACTGCATCAGCCTGGCGGCATCTTCCAAAGTCATGCCTACGCTGTCACGTCCCTCACGTAAGTAGCGGCCCAACTGCCGCCGCGGCAGCGTGCTATCGGCGTTGCTTGACATCACGTCCCATCCTGACTGGTCACGCTATCCCATTCTGGGAAAAGTCTCACGCCCAGTATGGCACTCGCGCAGCACTTTTGGGCGAATCATTTTGGGATCCCACGATGGCACGTCGGACGCCCGCCGAATGGTGTGTGCTTGCTATGTGTCCGGAAGGGAGATTCCTCCCGTTCCCCTCACTCCCAGAGTCCCGCCGCGACAACGGGAGTCAGGGGCCGGGCACCCACACCAACGCGAGAAGTGTCCAGGGGCCACCATGACCGCGCCAGCAATACCCGCCGACATCGTCGGCGCATGCCACTACCTCCGAACCGTCGGCGGCCTACCCTGCCACGTCGACAACAGCAACCGAATCGCCGTCACCATCGGCGGCACCATCCGAGCACTCACAGTCCCCGACTACTGGGGTGCCCGAATCAAAGACAAGCTCGCCGAGTTCGGGCTGAAAGGCCCGACCATCTGGCACCCCTTCCACCGAATGACATTCCTCACCGGCAGCTACGACCACTCCGACCACTCCGACCGCACCGCCACCGTGATCCGCAGATCCGGATCGGTGCTCATCGAACCAGGCACACCGCTGTACCTGCCCGCACCAGGCGAGGAATCCCGCAGGTGGCAGACGCCAGTCCGAGATCTCTTCCGCCCAACGATGGCATCAGTGCTTGATGCCCTCGTCTACTGCGTAGAGGAGGAACGGAGGTGAATTTCGGGGAGCAAGTCACCCATTGCGGCGAGCAGTCCGCCCACTGGTACGTACAGGACGGTGTCATTCGTGTGCTTCGGTGGCACGACATAGACGGCAACGTCACACCAGTGCCCCACCTCTCACTCGGCGAGTGCTGCGAGGAACTTCCCCGCAACCTCTGGGAAAAGATCCGCCACGACTTCGACAACCTCCGGGCGCCGGTGCCGAAAATCCGCACGCCCAGCTTCTACGGTGATGATCAGCCGTGACACGCGCCGACGACGACTCCAGCGACGGGGACGATGTGCACATACAAGTCGACCTACAGGGCGTGATCCTCCACTACGCCGCACAGGCCGCAGCAGCATTGCGACTCATGCATGACGACCAGATGCGCCGCTACCTCAACAGCGTCATCCTCATCCCCGGCGATGCCACCGGATTGCGCAGGTTGCCGTGTGAAGCGCTGTACCTAGGCCCGTGATCTGGGACACTTCCGCTAGACCGCAGCAACCGAGAGGAGCAGGTCATGGGAAGTGTTCACCAGCTCGCACCCGCGCAACGGCGTCGATTTGAGAAGGAACAGCACGTGCCCGAATTCCAGGAATGGTTGGCGGAGATGGACCATGCGCTATCCATCTTCCTGACCGAGGATGCGCCTGCGGTCGGCGCACTAGACAAGCCGTGGTCCGCCGAGGGCCTGCGCCTGGCCAGTGAGGCGGCTCGCGCCATCTTCGGCGACCTGCATGGCGCCCAGGACCCCGCGAACGCTGCGGTCGCCGACCGCTTCATCCGGTACATCGGCCAGGTGTATTGCCGTTGCTTTAAGGCGAATTGGGTCAATGCCCCCGACGATGCCGGTGGTCTGTACCCGATGATTCGGGAGCCGTATCGACTGCTGTATATGGACGTAGGCGACCAGCTCGGGTTGGCGTTCGCCAAGGGCAGCAAGCGATTCCCGCTCCCCGACGAGAACATGCTTGCGTGGGTCTTCGGCAACTCCGACCGCGATTACAAGAAATGGGTGGCCGACAACAAGCCGTCCATAGAGGAACAGATGGATTCGCTTCGCACCGGAAGGTGACGGGGCATGAACATAGCAGGACACAGTGGGGCATCCCGACGATCTGTCGCCCGCGGAGCGGCATCAGTACCTTGAGAACTACGGACCAGGCAAGATCGCGAAGGGCGAGATCCCGAAAGGGGTCGACCGCTGGAAGGACGCGAACGCGGTCTGGCGGACGAATGGCATCTACGGCTACACGGTCGCGCGCGGCCTCGACATCGTTCTAGGGCTGAGGGAAGCCGGATGGACGCCCGAGGTGCCGCACAGGGCCGACACCGGGGAGAAGATCGTCGTCGACCGACACCTGGAGCAGGCGAAGACACCTGACGGTATCGCCGCGAACATCGAGATCAAAGCAGGTGCCATCAAGGGCGAACGCGACATGGCCCAATTACGTGGCTATGCCGACAAGCTCACCAAAGGTGAGCGAGTCATCCTGATCACCCGCGAAGCCAGAGAGGGCACCTTCAGTAAGGAAGCGCGCGAGGAGATCGCGCGGTTGTCCCAGCAGTACCCGCAACTGTTCCGCGTCATGAAAATGAACGAGCGCGTGTTTCAACGCGTCTTGGAGGCTGGCACGCGTGTGGTGCAGAAAGAGCAGCGGCAGCAACTTCGCGACAATCTTTCCCGGCTCCCCGCGGCGCAGGAGAAGGAAGCGCCAGGACGCGGCATCGGCGACATCGCTCGCGACTACCTCACTGAGATCACGAAAGCCAAGGAGCAGGGGCGCGAAGTCGGTATCGAGCAGATGCGGTTCGTCTACCACACGTTGCGCGACCTCGACCGGGCGGAGCTGCGCGTAGCACTGGACAAAGCAGACGAACGGCGCCAAGCGCTGGGGCTGCGGTTCCACGAGAACCGCGAGGTCGAGAAGTGGCTGGAGCTTCGGGCGCTGGACGCGCACGCCGAAACGTCCAGGCCAATCGACAACATCGGGCATGAACTGTTCGACCGGGAACGCGAAAGCCTGGACAAAGCAGCCCGCGAAGCACATCGGGAGATCGCGCAGGCACGCGAGCAGGGCAGAGCCCTCGACATCGAGCAGGTACGCCAACAGCACGTTGCGTTGGGCAATACTTACGCCGCGGTCCAGAAGATGGAGCGCAAGATGTTCGAGGAGTTGTCACGGGGCTTGCCAGATCCGCCACGGGACAGCCCGCTTCAGAGCCGTGAGGAATGGCTGCTCGGGATGAAGCTCATCACCGATCAACGTGACAAAGAGATGGTTTCGCGGATCGATGGCCTCGGTGAAATTGCGAAGCGGGAGCAGGAGGCGCGAGAGGCACGCGCGCAGCACCAAGCGCTGGAGAGAGACGCCATCGAGCGCGGCATGGACCCGATGGTTGCCCGCGTGCTCGGACTGAACCATCTCCTGCCCGGTGAGGAAGCGCGGCGAGTAGAGCGCGACGCGGATCCGGATCATCGCTCACGGATGGCTGCCGAGCGAGCGGCCCGTGAGCAACGGGAGCGTGACCGGCAACGCGGGATCGAACGCGGGCCGTCGTGACCTACTCTTCGATCCGCTCCCGCACGGTATAGGACGGCAGGAGCTGTTGCCGTAAGCGCAGTGTCCGGCCGTCCAAGTACTGGACGTCGTAATCCACCATCCCCATCCAGTCGCCGCGGCCCGTTGGAATCCAGTAGAAGAGGATGCCGGGCACTTCGCCGGTCATGTCGATGCCGGCCGCGTTCTGACGGATGGGGATGCCTGGGTTGCGGAGCATGACGGCGTCGAGGCGGACCCACACACGTTTCGCGGGCTCGCGGTGACCCCAAATCTCGTTTGTGACGGCAGGCCCCCACCCCTCGACCCGCTCCGTTTCCTCGTTCGCACTCATGTTCGAATGATAGCCAAGCTCACAGCCCGGCAACAGTGCAGCAGTCTTCCCCGTCAGAAGCCGTGCCCGATACGCTCTCCCTCTAAACGTGTAACAGCCCACACAATAGCGCAGATCGACACTGCGACACGGCCACTCACCCCAGGGGGAACCCTTGACCTACCAGCCGCCACCGCCACCGCTCGGGCCAGCCGGACCGCAGCAGCCCTACTACGGGCCGCCCCGCCAGCCGGGATACCCGCCACCGCCACAGAAGAAGCAATCCCCGGTGCTGTGGATCATCCTGGGCGTGGTCTTGGCACCAATCCTTCTGTGTGGCGGATGCTTCGGCATCGTCGCCATGAGCAGCAGCAACAGCGACGACCCCACGACCCCTCGCCATTCGACGTCGGCCGCACCGCTCGCCGCGCCCGCCCCTGGAGCCCAGTCCCCTGCCCCCGCGACACCCGCGCCACCGAGTAGCAAGTACGCGCCCGCTGGCACGGCCGTCCGGGATGGCAAGTTCGAATTCCAGGTCACCGCCATCGATGCGCCCGTCACGAAGATTGGCGCCGGCAGTTTCTGGGAAGCGACCGCGCGAGGCCAGTTCATCGTCGTCCACGTGAACATCACCAACGTTGGCAACGAGCCCCGCGGATTCTTCGGCGACAACCAGAAGCTCATCGACGACCAGGGCCGCGAGTTCGAGGCGAATTGGGAAGCCGGACAGGCGTTGAACGACGACATCGATGGAACGTTGAACCCTGGATTCACGGTGTCGGCGGCAATCGCGTTCGATATCCCGCCGGGGACGGTTCCTGCCGCGGCCGAGTTCCATGACTCGATGTTCTCCGGCGGCGTGAAGGTCGCGCTCCGCTAGTCAGCGGGGACAGAGATCGAGCATTCCCATCCGCGCCCTCGCCGCAACCATTGAGCGGCTGATGAGGGCGGGATACGGAATGCGTCGCAGGCCGCGCCGCGCAGGACGTCCATGTCGGTGCCGGTGATGCCGCGGTGCGGCCAGATTTGGATCCGGTTGCCGGTGACGCTGACGTGCCCGACTTCGCGCCACCACTGCCAACCAGGATCGATCCATACGGCGACTTCCCCTGCGGGACTGCGGGTTGCGATACCGAGTGCATCGAGGAGATCGGAGGCGTCAGCAGTGACGTGCGCGCAGATGAATTCGTCATAGTCCCGGACCACTACCCCTTGCCCCCTCACCTCAAACCATAATCTCGAACACATGTGCGAATCCTATCGTGTGTTTGCTGGAACGTCACGTAGCAAACCGCTCGCACCCTCGACACGACGAAAACGGCCCCTGAACCACCAAGGTTCAGGGGCCGTCCAGCTTCGTTACGTGATGGTCAAGAAGGACGTAGCGCCCGACGTCACAGTGCCCGTCGACGACGCACCGTCACAGAACATCTGGACTCCGATAGCAGTGATGCTTGCGAGGTTGACATTGTTCACCGTCACAGTGCAGGTACCGGAGTTGCCGCTGACACCCGAGCCCGCCGACCCGATCACTGTGCCGTTCTGATCGACCACGCGGATCTGATGCGTGCCGCCAAACGATCCCGTAAATGGGACTTGCGCGGCAACAGTGGCATTGGACTTGCTGCCCTGCACGACAAGACGATGCGAGCCATCCACCGAACTGCCTGGGTAGGTGCCCGTGTTCGCCGTCCAGGACGTGATCGTCGTCCAGGTGGAGTTAACCGCCCACGTCTGCGTGCCGTTCTTCGTCATACCGCTGGGAGAGAACGTCACCGCGGTCGCCGACAGCGTGCCAGCACCCGAGAAAGCTACCGTCGCAGTCGGATAGCCAGTCGCCGACAGTGTTCCAGCCCCAGAGAGAGCCGCAGTGGCAGCAGGGACACCGAGCGCAGAGAGAATGCCGGTGCCGGAGAAGGTCGCCGTGCATGAAGGTGTGGCAGAGACAGCGAGCGCACCAACGGCTTCGAACAGGGCGTCGCCCTCGTTCATTGGCACCGAGAATTCGCCAACACCGGAGAACCCAGCCGTCACAGCAGGGGCGCCGATGGCGGAAAGGTCACCGACAGCGGTGAACTGGGCTGTCGCATGCGCAACCGCGATCGCGGACAAGGTGCCAGTCCCGGTGAAGGGGATGATCGGCGGCGGCTCGTACCAGCGTATTGCGGGCAGGCGGGTACGAGAACCGCTCGGAAGAGACGCTGACGATGCCGGCGCCCCAGGCAGGCTAGCCTGCCACCGCGACGACGTCGGCAGAGATGCCATCAGCTCAGGGCGAAGGAGGGAGTGACCTTGATCGTGCCCGCGCTACCAAGGGTGATGTTGGGGCTGAGAGCCGCCTTGTCATAGAAGGTGCCCGAGCTGGACGCCGACCACAGGCCCACGTGCGTGTACGTTCCCGCGGGAGCCGTAAACGTCAACTCAGCCATGGACAGTGCGCCACCGCTGCCAGAACTCCATGTGCCCTGGACGCGGGCGTAGCCGCCACCTGTGGCCTCGTTGGCGCCGGTCGTACTCGGGTCGGCGGTGTGCAGGCTTACGTAGACGCTCGATGAGCCTGCGAGAGTTTTGTAGGCGTCGGCGAGGACTTGCCTGGTTGTTGCGACGGCGATTGCCATGAGTGCACCTCAAATACGCTGGCACCCAACGGGATACCGGCTAAAAGGAAAAGAAGACTGGGGAGGGGGAGATCACTCCCGGACGACTTGCCCGGCGTACCAGCAGAAGTCTTTGCCGTCGCTGTAGTGGACGTAGATGCGGAAGGTCGCGGGCAGGTTGATGGTGTCCGCGACAGTGGACGACACATTCCAGCTGATCGAGGTCGACGCGACGGAGGCGTCCCAATCAGCGAGCACGGCGCCTGTCAGATCGCTGATGATGAGTTCACAAGTCGTACTCGGAGGGACCGATTCCCCTGCGGGCATGAGGATTTCGTGAATGAAATCCTGACCCTTGACAAGGACGAGCGTGTCGATGAGAGGTTCGTTTCCGATGGTCACGCTGCACCCTCGATCTGTGTCACGCCGAGTTGCATGAGCGCCCACCGCCAGCCGTCATCGGGATCGTCGGGCCAGAAATAGAGAATGCCGGAACCTGGAAGCCGCTTCATCGATGGACCTTTCGGTCCGCCATTGATCGGGTTCGCAGCGAAAACCAAGGTTTCCGGTAGTTGATGGTTACGCCTACCCGGTTGAACAACAACAGCCACGTACTCGTGTGCGTTGCCGTTATCGGGATCCGGGAGCGGCGGGTCGAGTTTGTACACTCGCGTCCGTCCGGGGTAGATGCCCTCGACGAGCGGGATATGCACTGTGGCATTCCTCAAGGTCATGCTCCTGCTGATTGGATGACGAATACGCGCCCAGCGCCACCAGCGCCGAAAGTCCCCGCGGCACCGAGTTCACAGTTGCCGCCAGCGCCGCCGCCTCCACCCGGAGCACCGCCAGCGCCGCCGTTGCCGGCCGTGGAGATCAGGCCGCGGTTACCGCCGCCTGCGCCGCCTCCCCCACCGCCGCACGGAGTCAGCGAATCCGTCGGCACTGAACCGCCAGCACCGCCATGACCAGCAGTGCCACCACCGCCACCGCCAGCCGCACCGCCAGCGCCAGCGGAGCCCAGCGCGGACGAACCCCCGGAAAACCCCGCGAGGTCGAAATCGCCAGCATTGTTTCCGCCAGCGCCAGGACCAGAAGACGATGCCATCGCGCCCCGGCTCGTGTGGATCGCAGGCGAAACGCCATGCTCGCCCACAACATACGACCCGAACGACGAGATGCCGCCCGCCTGACCTGCCGAAGTTCCGGGAGCGCCAACAGTGATAGCCACGGTCGCCGGCAGGTCGGCGGCATCGAACTCCATGTACTTGTAGCCGCCATGGTTCCCGCCGAGCTTCTGGGCTTCGCTGCCGCCGCCGCTCTGTCCGGCCTGGCCCCCGCAAATGACACCCACGCCGATACGGCCACCAATATTGGTCCAGGTTGCGTTTCCGGAGTAGACGGTCATGGTGCCGCCGTCTTCCAGCGACACAATGCGTACTTCGTGGTTGTCGATCGACCCGGCGTGCGAGGTGATGGGCGCTTTGACCTCGTTGTCGTGAGTGCTGCGCGCACCGTCTATGGAAGAGACGGACCCGCTTGTCATGGCGGTTTTCGCGTCCTCTTCCGTCATCGCCTGAAAGGCTGCAAAATCGCCTACGTTGAGCGCGCCATCAGGATTGGATTGATTGGGGGCGGTCACAGGCGATCACCCCCAATACCGGGTCAAATATCGTTTGAAATTTCGGGCGGGATCGGAGGAGGCGGCGGCGACGGAACGTGCAACTGGATGAACGCCAACAGGTCCTTCACGTAGTCGACGAGCACATCGATACGGCGAACGTCCTGGTAGTGCTGCGCAACGTCCGCAACATGCTGAGCCTCAAGGGTTTTCACACGATCGCGAAGATCCTTCAACTCATCCCGAAGCGGTTCGAGGACGGCAGTGAAGTCCGCACGCTGTGAATCCAGCGAGCGCGACCGCGGGGCAAAGAACCCCGCGATCACACCAAGCAAGCCAGTGGACGCCCCGATCACGGCCGTCCAAATGGCGCTCATCCGATCGACGGAGTCTTAGCCGCGGCCACGCCCAAGCCGAGCGCAGTAGTCACAACCGCAGCGACCGCACTGGCCTGCGAGTCGGAGAAGACGCCGTAGGCGATCAGGACCGGCTGCGCGACCCCAAGGATCCCGTACAGCCAAGTCCGCCAGGTCGCAGTGGAATTCGCGCCGGCGACGCTGAAGCCGAGCACTGCGGCGACGACCGAACCCCAGAGGGCGGCGTTGGAGTCGTTCAGAAGGCCGAGGGTGACCAGAAGGACCTGAACCGGTGCGAGCAGCGCGTAGAGGCGACCGCGTACATCAGCGGAGAGGTCACGAAGGGTGTCAAAAGACATGGAGATACCTCGTTGGGTAGTCGAAATAGAGTGACGCACAGTTAGGCGGCGTCGGCGAGGGGCTTGTCCGTCTCGCCTGCGTTCAGCAGGCCGAGGGTCGGCTTAGGCATCCAGTAGATGCGGCCGTGCTCGAAGTCCTGGAACGCAGCGCCGTCGAACGGCTGCTCGTCCGAGGTCGGCCACCCGAACGGGCCGTTCTCAAAGCCTGAGCGGTTCCAGTGGTCTCGGATCGCTCCATGCACCCAGAGAGCGATCGGTTGGCCGTATCGCCGGTACAGGGCGCCGCCTTGGAAGCCCTGCACGTCGCCCCACGGTTGTCCATCCGGCCCAGTAAGCACGGTGTGGTCGGTGGTCGGGTAGCCGAGCGGGCCGACTTCCCAGCCGAGCGCTTCGAACTTGCTCCAGAGGGCGTCCGGGATCGGGTGTGCACCAGTCGAAGGCGACCAGTAGATGTAGCCGTGTTCGAAGTGCGCCCAGCGGCCGATGTTGTCGGGACACACGTTCTCGCCGGCAGTCAGCCGGGCGCCGAGCCACGGCGACACCTCCGCCTTCGCGTCGATCTCGTTCACCAGCGTTGCACCACCGGCATATTCGCTGACGAACGCGGCGAACCGGTCCCATGGGAAGCCGGGGCCGACGTCAGTATGTGTGCCGATTCCGAGTTCGTCTGTGACATATCGGTGGTCGCTTATGCCTTCGCCCTGGTAGTAGGGCGGGGCGATGACGACCGGTGCGAAGCTGTACTTGCGTGCGTCCTGGACGGCGAGCCAGGCGGCGATCCGGATGTCGTGTTCGCGGGCAAGCCACTGCTCCCGCGACCATGACGCACGGGATCCGGCGAAGCACAGGTTGATCGTGTACGAGTTGGCGTCGAGGACGGACCAGCTGGCGTAGTCGGTGTCAACGACGTCGCACACGACGCCGTCGCGCACGGTGTAGTGGTAGGAGGCACCGTTGTTCGGGTTGTTCAGATAGCTCGCCAGCGACTCGGCGGTGCCGTCGCCCTCCTGCGTGTGCAGCAGGAAGTTCGTGACGCGGCTCCCCCACCGGTTGCTGCGAGAGTTACCGAGGCGGTTGAGTTCGGTGAACTGGGGTGCAGGCATCAGACGCCCACCTCCGGATAGCGATCAAGGATTGACTTGCGCGGCTTCTTGGACAGGTAGCGCTCGACTGAAAGGACGCGGTCACGCTCTGTGTCGTCGGCGGTTTCGAGGTATTCCAGGACCGCTGCCACAGGATGCTGCGTCGGGTTGTAGCCCGGATCGCGGACGGGCATATTGCTGACCGTCGCGCCGTCACGTGACGGCAGCCCGTGCCGCTGCTGCTTCGGCGCCTCGTATCCGGCGATGATCCGTTCATCCGCGGGCAAGGCCGCGGCCGGGTCAAACCCGAGAGCTTCCGCCAGCTGCCGCTTCGCGTCCTGCGGCAGCGAGCCGACGAACTCTTTGATGTCGAACTGCGAGCGGTCCGGCGCGTCGATGTCCACCCACACGCCGGGTGAGGTCAGCCAATGCGGATCCGTCTGCCGCGGCTTCTGATACTTGATCTTCTGCTCCGGCGGGACAGTCGAACCCATTGGACGCGCGCCGCAGTCCCACAGTCGACGGCTGACCTGCTTCAGGTATTCGACCGGGAACGGGAGCGGCGCCCCTTTCATTCCGGGCAGGCCACCGAACATCCAGATGAAGGCTTCCTCTGGATTGTTGGGATTGGTGTTGTGCTGTTCGGGGAACTCGCCGCCCTTCAGCCGCGGCAGCGTATCCAGTTCCTGGTCAGGCAAGCTAATTCTCCTGCTGCTATCGGCCGTGCACCGCGAGCTGCTGCACGAGGGCACCGAGGTCAGAGATCAGGCCCAACGCTCGTTGGCCGCGATCCTTGTTCTTGTCTTTCTCGCCGATGGTGCATTTCCATTCGGGGAGGCTTCCGCGATCCCATGCGAGGGTCAGTTCACGGACACGGTCGACGTAGATTTTGTAATCATCGAAGCCGTATTGGGCGGCGAAGTCACCGAGCACTTGTGCGCCGATGCGGTCGCCGATGAAGAAGTGACCTTGACCGTTGTCGCCGATATACCAGGGTGCGCCGTCGCGGATCATCACCTCATGCGAAAACCATGATCGTGTTTCATGGAACTCTTTTCGCAAAGACAGCAGCGCTTCGAGCGTGTACGCCCGATCGCCGTTAGATGCGATAGATTCGAATGGTCGAGCCCATCCCGAGTGGGCGACTCGTCCCGGACTTCGGAAATGCATCCAGGCTAGGATGGTGTCCCAGTACAGCGGCTGGAGGAGCGCATCCACGGTTCCGCCGATTGGGGGGATAAACACGGCAGCGGCCAGGAGATCACCTAGGGTCTGAATCGTATTGTGACTGACGATTCCGTCAGCACAGTAGTTCTTCCAGCCCGGAACCGTCATATCGAAGTAGTCATCAACACCCAATGATTGAATGCTGACAACTTCTCGATATGCGACGTCGAGCGTCTCAGGAACGGCTCGGTAATCAGAATCACTGACATCAACCGCGTCGATATCCAAGGCATCGCCATCCATATTTTGGATTACGGCGATCTCCGTTCCGACGGAAATACAGGATCCTCTAACCCACCCAGATCGAGAGAGGAACCGATGCTGCTGAGTGGCCTTGATCTTTTTTCCGTCAGAAAGTGTGTACTCGAAGAGTTCCGCTTGCCCTTTGAGGAACGCGCGTGAAGCGACCGCCTCGACGCGTCGCCCGTAGGGCGTTACAGACCACACCCGGAATGGCGTCCCTCGTTCAGCGAGAACGTCGATTCGTTCGTCGCCATCGGGGCTCTGGACAATTGTGTCACCCGCGACGCAGGCGCTGATCAATTCGTTGACGAAGGGCATCGAGTGCCCTCCAGCTACGACTTGGATCGAGGTCGAATAAGTGAAGTTAAACTTGGACGACTCAATGCCGGTGTCGTCGCCCTCCAGGAAGACCACATAGGGGCAGGTCTTGTCGGTGAGTTTCAGGCCAGGAATCTTGTATGAGTCCGGGACAGCGGGGTCGATGACGTCTTCGATGACCTCATCGATGAAGTCTTCCGCGAATTGCGCGAACGTGCGCCTGAGCCCAAGGAATGGGTCGCCGCCGTTGGAAGTGTCGGTGTAGTAGCCGCTCTTGTCGACGATGTCGACGACGAGGCAGCCGTTGCGCAGTGTTTCGCCCGCGATCGGTTGTTCGTCGTCGGTTTCGATGAAGCGGCGGACTTGAATGGACAACTGGGCATCCTCAAGGATGTCCTTGCTCATATCCATCCAGTACTTGAACCGAGAGTTGGGGACGGACCAGATGGTGCCCGCAAGCATGTCTTCGGCGAAGGTGGTTGGTTTAACCACTACTGACCAGTTGGACATGCCGACTGCGCCGTAATCCATCGGGTCGTCGGGCAGTTCCCACAGGTTTTCCTGTTCCCGCATGACGTTCAGAAACAGGGCGGTTTTCAATGCCCAAATAGACGGTCCTGCCGCGAAAAACACGCGCGGAAACTGCACGAAGTCGGGCAGGAATGGGTTACACCACACGAGGTAGTAGCGCAGGATATCCATGTCGTGCAGCCAGCGCACGACCAATACACGGGTGCCGTCTTCTCTTTTTTCAACCGTGTGGTCATGGATGCGTCCCGACCAGCGGGCGCCGTCTTTGTCGACGGTGATGAAGACGTTGCGCTTCTCGCCGTTGTCGACGCGCTCACTGACCTGGAAGATCCATTTGGCCAGCGGATCATGCAACGGGATTTCGGTGAGGCCGGTGCCGACGTCGTTGTCGATCCACGTGAATTCGGCGGTGTATTCCGATTCCAGGACACCGGCTAAATTAAAATCACCGGTCCAGATACGCATGAGCGGCGGTTCGAGGCGAGCACGTGCCTCCGCTTCCTCTTGCGCAATGGTCGCTTTCCAGATTTCGCGACACTGTTCCTCAAGGGACAGGTCAAGAAGTTCAGTCATGCCCTAGCCCCCCAGCAATGCGGCCAGCGACGCTTGCAATACACGTCTACGCGAGCACCGCCGGTCGGCGCGTTTTCAACTTTCACCGGGAGATTCGTTTCCGGCGTGAACGGCGCAATCGTATGCATGAAGTAGATGCCATTCATTGCGCCAATCAGGTTGGTTCCTGCGAAGTCCCTGATCATGAGTTCTTCGGTGCGGCGGACGACGATTCGTGCGCCGCCGTTCACGTCCGTCAGCAACGGCAGCGTGATTTTCCGGTTTGCCCACGTGCCGCCTGGCACCCGCTGATGCTTCTTACCGGTCCACGAGTAGTCCGGGAGGGTCCATTTGCCTCGGGTGACGACCCATTCCAGATGCATCGGCAGCGGGGTTGGGTTCGCGATCGTCACGAACCCTTCCGAAGTGCCTGACGAGCCGGTCTCGAAGTAGTCGAATGGCTCCGTCTCCCACCTGTCTTCGAACCAGAATGGCTGCGGTGCGACCGCGGAAATCGGCATGATCGACGCCGACCGGAGGTGCCCGTCCTGCTCCATATCCGGTGCAGGGGCCTCGGTCAACGCCACGTACAGGCTTCTTGTCCCCGACGACGGGGTGGTGATCGACAGTTTCGTCAGCGTGGCATCCGGGTCCCACGGGTCGATGTCGAAGACCCAAGCGGACCGGAACCGGTCTTCAAGGTCCTGCCAGTCGGCGGGGTTTTCGCCCTTGATGGACACACCGAACGTCAGGTCCCGTTGCTGATATTTCTTACCCTGATAGGTGGAGCCTTTTTGGAACGCCGAACTCTTGTAGAAAGTGGTGACCGGCGCATCGTAGATTCCCTTGACCCCACCTTTGGTGAGGAAGAGTTTCGGGGACACGCCGGGACCATTCAGAATGAAGTGTTCGTCGTTGCCGAAGACCTCCACTTTCGCGGAGCTATTCTGCAATTACTTCTAACCCTTTGCAGTGTGCTGAAGTGCGTGGAGGTCGGCGAACTGCTGAGCCTTCCGCAGCCCTTCGCCAGGGTTGGCGGCGCTGATGTTGAACACCATCGAGTTGTCGATGTTGTTGACCGTCGCTCCGCCCGTCGAGTTCTGGGTGACCATGTTCGCGGCGCCCGTCCCAGGGACAGCCGCGGCCTGATACCCGGACTGGGCGAGGCTCTGCGACGCCTGCGCGGACGCCATCCGTGCCTGGTCCCATGCCGCCAACTGCTTGCCGTAGTCGATGACTTCGGACGGGACTAGCGTGCGCGGATCCGGCAGCCCGAGCGGGCCAAGCGTTGAGGACAGGAGGTCGTCGAAACCGCTTTGCAGCGCGCTGGTGAAGCGCTGTTGAGCTTTCGCGCCGACCATCTCGAACGTGTCCACGCCAGGTGTGACCGGTGAGGGCAACGTCGGGCTGGTTCCGCCTTCGAGCGGTTGCGGAATCGCCTTGAGTTGCTGGTTGAACCCAGGGATCGACTGCACGAACTGGTCGAACATTTGCCACTGCGGGTTCGTCAGAACCGCCTCCGGCAAGCCGGAGAGGTTGAACCCCCAATGCTTGTTCTTGAGGATTCCGCCCTGGTCGTAGCCATGGCCGCGACCGATCACAGACAGCAGTTGGGCGCCGTACTTCTGTTCGCCGTAGCGGACCATCGCGTTCGTCATCGCCCACGGATCACGCCGGTTGTCGGGCAGTGACGGGTCGCGGTATGCCTGCCACGTCGTCGGGATCATTTGCCCCAGACCGACACCGGCAGCCTCGCCCGTCCCGTTGACGTCCACGATCTGCTGAGCGATGTTCGGATTGCCGCCCGATTCGGTGTCGATCTGACGCACCCAGGCGTCGATCTTCTCGGGAGTCGGCTCATACCCTTGGTTGCGATAGGCGTCGATCATCATCTGACGCCACTGCTCAGCACCAGCAGACGGCTGCCAGTCCGCGAACGGGCCAGCACTGCCGGAGCTGCCACCGAGACGACTAGTCACCCAGCCGATGACAGTGTCCGCCATCTTCCGCGCGAAAGCCTTCGGGATCTGACCGAACTCGCCCAAGCCGTCGAACACGGGCACCTGGTCGGCGAGACCGCGCAGCGGCTTTGCCAACAGGTTGTCCACCAACAGCGAGCGACCGCCGGAGACGATGCCGCCGATGCCCTCGCGGACACGGTCGAACAAGCCCTTCTTTTCCTCCTCCGACAGAGGAGCGAGGAAATCGTTGGCCGCCCAGTGGACATGGTCACGATGCTGGTTGTTGGTGACCGCTCCGAAGTCGTGCGGCCTACCCTCATCCAAGTTTTGCCAGCCATTGAGGGGCCAGTGGATGAGTTCCGCACTCTGCGGGTAGGTGTTGTAGATCCAGCGACTGATGTCCTGCATCGGGCCGCCGAGGTCAATCGCCTTGCCCTGCATGTGCAGGTCGTAGCCGCTGCCCACATCGACGAAGCGCTTCGCGCTCGTCAGAACGGCCGACGGAATAGCGGTTCGGACCAAGTCCCACAGCTGCATTTGGATCGGGTCCAGCGGATCCGACGTCTTGACGACGCCGCCGCCGTCAGCGAAGCCATCGCCACGCGACTGCTGACCGCCCGTCTTGAGCACGGAGCGACGCATCTGATACATCGCGTCATGCCCGCCCGCGGCACGGACCTCGTCTGCGGTCCAGACATGTTCACCACGGGAGAGCCGATACAGTCCAGCTTTGTCGTCCTTGCCGTTGCCGGGACCGTTGACGGGACCACCAGGGCCACCCATCGCGCGAGCACCGACAAGAGGCTTGTCGAACGTCGCGGACTGGCCGGTCACCCCGACGTGGTCGATCGGATCCCAGGTCGGCAGCCCGAGCTTGCCGGCGACCTTGTTCCAGATGTCGCCGAACGAGTTTAGGACGTCGATGACGGAGTTGATCGGTCCTTGAATGGCTGAAGTGACCTTTGACCAGGCGGAGCCGATTCCGCGAACCATCTCATCGAAGAAGCTCGGAAACTCCGAGAGGGCGTCCCTGAACTTGCCGAACACTTCGGGGCCGGTGATCTTGTCGAACACCGACGACGTCACGTTCTGGAGAAGATTGAACTTGTCCGAGGCAGAGGACTTGAAGTCCTCAAGCGAAGACTCGACGTCCGGCAATTTGGTAACGAGGCTGGCAAAAGCGGGGACGACCTTATTGGTCAGCGAATCCCAAGCGCGGGAACCGAAATCGGCTGCGCTCGTACCCAATTCATAGAACTTGCCGACGACGGCACCGGCTTCATCCTCGATTGCGTCGGTGAACCCATCCCATGCAGCCTGCGCGATGGTGGCCGCGTCTTTAAAGCCGGTCAGCGCGAGCTTTCCTTGCACGCCGATGGGGCTGAAATCCCACAGGACGCCACCGATGCCCTTGCCAACACCCAGCGCTTTCTCGCCAGCAGATTTGTCCGGGTCAGCCAGCCCGGCGATAGCGCCGACAGGTGACCTCTCGAACCGCTCATCGAGGTTCCAGCCGTCGATGCGGTCAATCAGCTTGACGATCTCGCGGATCACATCGAGGATGCCCTTGACGGTGTCTTGGACACCGCCGAAGAAGTCCCTGAGCCGCTGTTGCCCTTCCGGTGTGCTCAGGTATTCACGCCATTCGCGAAGTGCACGTTGGATGGAGTCAAACCACGACTCGCCGACCTCGTCCGAGCCTCGGAAGATCTCGCCGACAAGACCTGCGAACTCCTTGACGATGTCCATCAGTTGCCCGAAGGTGCGCAACGATTCACGCAGGAAGTTGCGGAACTGCTCCTGCCCCTCGGGCGACTCCGCCCACCGCCGGAACCGTTCAGCCAGATCGCCGAAGCCTCCGGACAAGCCGGGCAGGAATTCGCTGCCGACCTGCGACAACGACAGAAAGCCCTGAAGGATGTCGTTCAGCCCATCGAGTACTGGACCGATGGATTGGCGGACATTCTCGAAGATTCCCGCGACCTTGCTGCGGCTGGCATCCGTATCCAGGTCGGCAAGGGCACGACGAACACCGCCGTTGATCTCCGCCGCGATCCCGGTGAGCCCGGTCCGCAGCGTGTCAATCCACTTCGGGTTCGCCAGGCTCGTGACCGAATCCCCGAGGCCGGTGAACAGCGACTCCTGCACGGCCCGCCGCAGCTCACCCAACGCGGGCTTGAGCGCAAGCACCTGCCGAACGAAGTCCTGCGCGGCGGGCGACAACTTGCCCATCGCCTTCTCGAAAGCCTCAGCGGCAGTGCTGCCTTCGTTCATCGCGTCGATGACGCCTTGCTGCGCCTCGACAAGCGCCGCCTGCGCATCGGCAAGGCGAACGTGAGCGTCAGCCAATGTCTGGCGTGCGTCACCCTCAGACTCGATGGCCTGATTCACACGCTCCTGTGCGGAAACGACCTCGTCTGAGCCGTCGACGCCCTTCTCATTCGCCTCTGCCGCGCGTTCCCGCAGCTCGTTGGTCTCCCGGAGGACGTCCTGCTGGTCGACCAACGCTTGGTTGTACGAGTTCTGGGCCCGAGCGCGGTCGATCGCGTCCGCTTCGGGATCGGCGAAGGTCCGCAGCATCTCTCGATGTGCTTCCGCAACCGCGATCGCCGCGGACTGCTCGTTGAGCGCGGTCCGACCAAGCGCGCGGTTGAGGTCGTCGATGTTCTTCTTGGCGTCTGCGCGCGCCCTGTTGAGGTCTTTCTGCGCCTGGAGGGTGTTGCGCTGCGCATCACGGACACCGCGCTCGGCAGTGACGATCCCCCGCTGGGCATCAGCCACACCGCGGGCAGCGCTCGCCGCAGCCTTCTGCGCATTCGCGACGTTCTTCGCGTGCGCCTCAGCGTCTTCACCAGCAGATTCGGCAGCCTTGCTCGCCGCCTTGAATGCATCGCCGATGCCACGAGTGCCCACGACAAGGGTGGAGATCACCGCAACCACACCGGACAGCGCGGCCGGGAGGATCGCGACCACACCCGCCGCCTGTACCAGCTGACCGATCAGCGGGACCAGTGAGACAGCAGCCAACGCGACCAAGCCGACGAGCGCGACGTTGGTGATGTTCCGGAACGTGAACATGTTTCGGGCTGCATCGCCGATTGCCGAGGTCAGCCCCGAGAGGCCAGCGCCGAACAATCGGCCTACACGCCTGAATCCGTTCTGATCACGGTTAGCACGATCAAGCCGCTGGTTCGCGCGGTGCTCCTCGCCCAGCAGGCCGTTGACGCGGCCTTGCGCGTCGGCAAGGTCTCGTTGCGCGCGAGCGAGGCGTTGCGTGGACGCGAGGCGTTGCGACGCAGTCGAGTTCGCTCGCGACATCACTTCGTTGTGGCGTTCCTCCGCCAGCCGCAGACGGTCGAGCGCATCGCCCTGCCGCTGCCGAGCGGTGCTCAGGCGGGCTGCGATGTTCGCGACCTCGGCTTCAGCGCGGGCCACAGAGGCGCGGTCAAGTTCGACTTGCAGGCGGATCGCCCGGATGGGGCGGGTGAAGATGTTGCCGCGCAATCGGCCGCCGCGGCCGAGAGCACCCGCCGTGCCGATGCCACCCACCTGTTCACCGACAGCACCGGCCAGCGAGCGCAGTGCCATCAGTTGGGCGACCGCCGCCGCCGTGTCCACGTTGACATTCATCGTCAACGGGATGGCGGCTTGCCCTGTACGGAACGCTTCCAGTTGCGCCGTCGCCTGCGTGAGGTCGACATCGACGGGGATCTTCACATTCCCCACGCCGGTGGTGGCGCCACGGATGCGGGACCGGACGCCGGTCGTGTCGATCTTGACGCCGACCTTGACAGTCATGCCAGCGGTGGCGGCATTCAGCTTGTTCCGCAGGTCAGTGCGGAAACCAGCCGCCAGCTTCGGGCGAGCCTCGATGTCAACCGACAGGCCCTTGGTGGCGGCGTTGAGCTTGGTGCGCAGATCCGTTTTGAATCCGCGCATCAACACCGGTTCGACGGTGACCTTCAGCGACTCGTTGATCGGTGCGAGCTGCTTCTTGACCTGGGCGCGGAAGTCATTGGCGAGCTTCGGTCTAAGAGTCAGCCGAGCCGACCCAGCCTTGTACGCGGGCCAATCAGCCATACGACACCGCCTTTAGGCAGAGAAGCCCATCTGTCTGAGGGCGTCGAGGACGTTGTTGGTTTCCTGCTCGTCCCGGATCCGCTGCTCCGCGGTCTGTGGCCGCGGTTCAGGCGGGAACGGAGGCGGAAGTTTTCCGCCGAATACCGCGGGCAGTGCTCGCAGCAGTTCCTTGGTCAGGTCGATCTGCCGCAGTTGCAGCAGCACTGGCAGGCTGTAGCCCAAAGGCGTTGGAGGTGGGATCTTCTCGGGCAACGGCTGCTCGGCTCGGATCCGGCCGATGTCCTCGTTCATTGCGAGCGCGGACTTGTACCAGCCGTCTTCAGGCAGTCGGGCAAGGAACCTGTACAGCTGTGCCCAGGGACGTCGGCCACGGAAGTAGTCGTGTAGGTCGACGTTCCGGTCCTGGAGGTCCCATTCGATGTCAGCCCCGTAATCCTCGATCAGGAGAACCAGGGCTAGGCGCCCCCCGGCAGATCGTTGCCCTCCTCACCGGGCACAGCGTTGAAATGCTTGTTGATGTCCTGGATGAGTGGGACGAGGACGTCGATAGGTTCGCGGCGGATCACTGCCCACACGGCGTCGAAGGCGTCGCCGCACACGTTGGCGAACAAACGCCGGATGTCCTTGTAATCGAAACTGCCGTCTGCGTCGACCAGTTCGGCGAGAGCGGTGACCTGCTCCACGGTGTCGGGGGCGCCGATCAAGGTGGGCGGCTCGGTGCCGTCGAAAACGTACGGCTCGACAACCTTGCGGTCAGCGAGCGCTTCATCACGCAGAGTCGCCCAACGCGACTTCACAGGTGCATCGGTGGTCTTCTTCGGTGCAGGCATTGCTGTTTCTCCTGGCAGAGGGGGTTACTTGCTGGTCTTCGGGGTGCTGGTGGCGCGTTCGTCGACGGGCTTGGCGACGGGCGCCGGCTTGCGCACGGGTTCCGGCTCAGGCGTCGCCAGCGTGTAGCCGCGCGAGCGCAGGGTTTCGCGCTCCACAGCGGAGCCGACGAGCACGCGCACGCCGGCGGGGGACACCATGTAGATGGGTTCGAAAGCCATAGGAATCTCCTGGCCTGGCCGAAAGTCGTTGAGAGAGAAGGCCGCTCCGCGCGCGGCCAGGAAACACGCGCGGAGCGACGACTAGGAAGGCCGGATTAGGCGTAGGTGACGGCGAAGCCAGCCGAAGGGCCGGTCGCGTTGGTGACCACGATGTTGTGGCTGCCCGCGGTCTTCGCCGGGGTGATGATCGACAGAGTCAGATCGTCGATGAGCTGGAAATCGGTCGCAGCAGTACCACCAACCGTGACGCCAGTGACGCCGGTGAAGTGCTGACCGGACAGCACCAGGATCTCGCCGCCCGCGGTCGCCAGGTTGCCGGACGGAGCGCGACCGGAAATCGTCGGAACAGCCGCGACAGCCTCGAAGCCCATCTCATCCAGCAACGGGCCGACACCGGGACCACAGATGACGTTCTTCATCGAGTAGCCGAGGGTTTCGTCGATCTTCGCCGCCCAGGTGATGTTGTAGTTGAGAGCGCCGTCCTGAGCCCACGACTGCTCACCGATCTCGGTGACGGTCGCGCGCGGCAGGATGCGCAGGATCCAGATCTGGTTATCGCCCGCGCCGTCGACCATGCCGAAAATCAGTCGGTGATACCGGGTTTCGGGTGCGGTCGGGTCGTTGTAGCTGATTTCCTTGGTGGTCGCATCAGCGGTCACCGCGGACAGGTCGAGACCGCTGTACAGCTCCAGCGAACGCCGCTGTGTCTGAAGCAGCGTGGTGGAGACGGTCATCTTCCGGGAGATGATGTCGGTGCGGGGCGGCTCCAAAGCGCCCCATGCCTCGACGTCGCTGGATTCGATTTCCGGGCGGAAAGTCGGGGGTGCGTCCTTGGCGGTGAGACCCAGGCTCTCGAAGCCGCTGCTGGCGAGGCTCTGGAACTCGGCGGCCACACCCGAGGTGAACGCGGCCGGGATGGTGGCGGACATGTCGCCGATGAGGGCGAAGCCCTTGTTCGGGCGGCGGATGAGCGAGGGTCGCCAGTTGGCGACCTGCTCGAAAGTTGCTGCGGGCATGAAGAATCCCCTTGAAATGGGCACGCCACAGAACCCGCGCAGATACGCGGGTGGCGTGAAGAGTGAAAAGAGTGGCTAGGCGCGCGGGCGTCGATAGGAGAGACGCACGGTCGCGGTGATGCCGCGAAGCTGCCGGTTCTGCGGCGGAATGTATTGCCCGCCAGTGGTTTCCTCGGCGGTGTCGATCAAGAACCCGCCGGGCGCGGTGTTGCCTGCGGCGCGGATGCGTTCCTGGCCCGCGGTCTTCAACTGCTTCGACTCGGCACGCGTTGCGGCGACGTATTCGACGTCGATCAATGGGCTGTCGAACACGTCGTCTTCCCGGCCACCCACGCGGGTGACATAGATGAACGGAGGTTCGATTTCGTCGGATTCGAACGTGACGACCGGAGCAAGGTCACCCAAAAGCGCGCGCATGACTTCGTCGAACTCCGGGTACGGAGGCAGCGGCATTCGGTCACCCCTCCACGTCTCGGATGAAGTCGTGCATCACATGCTCGGGCCGGTTCCAGCGGGTGCCGTGCTCGCGGAAGCGGGAGTAGTAGCCGGAGGCGTAGGTGACGCCTTCGATGTCGCCAGATTCGCCGGGGCCGGAATGTGCGGACACGCTGGTTGCGTTAAAGCCCGTCCTCCACTTACTGCGCGCTGCCCACCTGTCCGCGCCCTGTTCCGCGATCTCGTGCACGAACTCGGTGAGTTCCGGCGAGGTCCGCATGAACGTGGTGTCGAGGTCGAAGTCAGCGCTGTCGTATTCCACTGCCGCCGTCCTTCGCGATCCGAAACCGAACCCCCGTCGCCCAACCAGTGAACGGATTAGGGGTCATCCGGACAGCGCCGTCGATCACGAAGTCTTCAGTGATGCCAGGCACCCGAATCCCATCCGTAGCCAGCACATCCGAGCCGAGCGGGGCTGTGATTTGGGCGAGCCGCTGCAACAGTTCACCGGTGGAGTTGTCCTCGGTGTCGGTCAGCCACTTCATGTCGCAAGGGCCGATCTGATGTGTCGACTCCGTTGGTGTTTCGTAGTCGCCTTCCCAGTTCCGGTCGTTCGCTGTACCGCGGCGGACGACGGTCAGCATCGTCCCGTTGGTGAACTTCGGGGCTGCGTACCTCACCATGTGCACGGCCTCGTCGACGCAAGCCCCGCGTTGCGGAGGATGTCGATGCCCGCCGCGCACAGGTACTCCAGCGAACGCTGAATCTCCTCCGCGCTCGGCGCATCCATATAGGTGGTGGATCCGCCATCTGCGGTCTGCGACTTGATCGCAACCTCTCGACCGACCGCGCCCCCAGCAGGGTTGATGCCAGCGGTGTGCCACATGGCCACGTGAACGCAGGTGGCGTCGCGCATGGCCTCGATCACGTCGGGTTCGGTGGGCAATCCGGCGGGGTCGACTTCGTAGAGGTCGAGCCGAGTTGCTTTCCGCACCAACTGTGAGGCGTACCGGATCAAGACGTTCGCGGTCGCGTCGTCTGGCAGGTCGCCGATGATCCAGCCGTCTGCAAGGTCGTCCGGTACGGCGTAGGTCAGCACGGTTACTCGACCTCCGCCGCCTTCGCGGCGCGCGGCTTACGGGCAGGCTTCACCGGTTCCGACTCGGCTTCCGGCCTCGGCTCGGGCTTCACGACGGGCGCGGGGACTTCAGCCCAGTACGCCCACTCCAGCAGATCAGGGCGCGGCTCGTCGGACTCGACCACCAGATCCTGATCGTCGCCCAGATACTTGTAGCAATAGGACACTTGTCGTTGTCTCCAAACGGATTACGGCGACCGACCGGCGCCCGTGCCGCCCACCGAAGTAGGCGGCACGGGCACGGGATTAGGCAGCCAGAGCGCCGCGCAGCAGAACGCCGCGGTTCGCGTCGAGGGTCTTGGTGCCGAACAGGATGTCCAGAGAGCAGACGTCCTGCTTCTTGACGATGTCGTAGCGCTTCACCAGCCGCAGCGACAGACCCTTGTACGACTCGACCGCGGCCCAGCCCTGGTCGCTCGGCAGAGCCAGCGGAGCCGAAGCAAGCGCCAGTGCAGTCCGGTGGAACGCCAAACCCACCTCGGTGGTCGGCTGACCGGTCGCCGGCGAACCCGCAGGCTGGACAATGTTCTGGGTCATGAAGGCGTCGAAGCTCAGGAGGTCGGTGCCGATCGAGCCCTTGCGCAGTGCCTCGGTCGAACCGCTCTTGTCGGCGTGCTTCAGCCAGTCGGAGTTCAGCCAGTTCGCCTTGGTCGTGGGGCCGACAACAGCCGCGCACTCCGAGTTCGGGACGTTCTTGATGTCGAGCTGGCGCCGCGCTTCGATGAGGACTTCGGGCTTGTTCCACTCGAAACCGGTCTGGGTGCCCGCGACCTGGGTGAAGTCGGCCTTCGCCTGCGCGATGATGGCGCGGTCGATCGACTGGGCCAGTGCTTCCATGGCGGGCTTCAGCAGCTGCTCGGTGAAGTCCTCCAGGTGGAGGGTCAGGTCTTCCGAGGTGACCGCGAACGACACGTCCTTGATGGTGTTCAGCACGACCGGGACGCTGGTCTCAGTCGCGTTCTGAATGGTGATGCCGCTGGACCGATCGAAGGTGTTCGCGGTGAAGGTCGCGGGCTTCCGGATGTTCACGGTCTCGCCGACCTTGGTCCGAGTGAAATCGGACGAAACATCCGTGTACACCAGCGGCACCATGCACAACTGCTCGTACAGGTTCGCCAGAGCGGCCCGCGCCAGAACATCGGGGGTAAGCAGGGTATTAGCCATTGAATGTGGCTCCTAGAATCAGAACGACTTAACGCTTATTGCGTTCGGCGATTTCGCGCCGGAAGTCGTCAACGGTTTTCGGGCCGCGCGGTTTCGGTGCCGCGTTGCCGTTCGAGAGATCACCGCCGCTTCGAGGAGCCGACGCCCGGTCGGCAGCCTTCTTGAGCTTTGGGTTGGATTCGACTGCCGCAGAAACGATCGCGGCCACCTGGGCAGCGAAATCGTCGGCATTCGTGTCGAGTTTCTCGATTTCCACGCTGATCTTGCGGGAATCGAGAATGGATTCGAGGTCGCCGTCAACGTCATTGACGGCTTTGGTGATGGCGTCCTTGCGCTCGTAGGCGCGGAGCCGTTCAGCAGCAGCGTCGCGCTCTGCGGCGATCTGCTTTTCCCGCTCCTCAGCCTGCTTCAGCAGCTCAGCGGGATCGGCGGGTTCGTCGTCCTTGGTCAGTCCGAGAGCCTTCGCCCACTTCTCAGTGAGGGCCTTCTCGGCAGCAGCGGCGGCATCCTGTGCAGCCTTTTCCGCAGCCTCTTTACCCTTCACGCGGGTCGCGGCGTTCTCCTCGCGAAGCTTCTTGACGTAGGCTTCGTCGTAGGTTTTTGCCGCGGGCTTTTCCTGCTCGGGGGCAGGAGTTTCGACCGGGTTTTCGGACTCGGGGACCTGTACAGCGTCACCGGGCACCGGATTGTCGGCCGGGGTTTCGACAGGAGTGTCGACAGCGTTTTCAGTTGTGGTTTCCTGGGGGGTGGCTTCGTCGGCCATGATGTGCCTCCTGGACACGCAGAAACACCCGCAGGCAACCTGGCCATACAGGGTGTTGAAATGACGAAACCCTCAGAACCTTTAACTCAGGAATTCTGAGTTAAAGGTTGGGGGTAGAGTCCCCGCACAGAAGGCGGGAAGCTTATTTAGGACTGTGCAACGAATCCGACGCGTTCACGGATACGGTTCCGGCGCGCAGCACTGCGTTGACGGCGACGCCGCTCACGCACTTCGGCAGGAACACGGGCCGCACGCGGCGGAGCAGGGTCATCGGGCGTCCACACCTTGAGGGTGTGTCGGCAATTGCGATGCCACAGGCCACGTTCACGTGCCTGCGCGAGCGAGCACAACACGCGCACACGCACGGCGTGGCCCGTGCTGTTGTCGCGGGCGATGGCGCCGACGGTGTTGCCGGTGATGCTCAACACTTGGCCCTCGAAAGGGCGGCACAGCGGGCAGGAGCCAGCGACATCGGACACGATCACAAGGTCATGCCCAGCCGAGACAGCTTGTGCACAGTAGGCATCCACCTCGGCGCGAGTGATCGCCGAACGGACCGCAGTCTCCACATAGGTGACGAAGTCGTAGCGACGACCACGGGAGTCCATGAACCCCGTGATGCCTTGGCGTGCGAACGCTTCCAGCGCACGTTGCACCGCGTCCCTGCGCGCCTGCTCCCCGATCTCGCGGGGATGCACTGCGGCGTCAACGATCTCGCGGTACACGTTGTCCAGCGAGCGCGGAACATGGCGGTGCGCGCCACGAATCGCCTCGGTGGTGTCGTCGATGATCCGCCACATCGGCCGCTCATCCGGCGCCGGCGCGGGCCCTGCATCGCGTCGAGCCTCAGTAAGTCCGTCTCGCCAAGCGCCGCGGATCGCAGATTCCACGCGCGGCTGCATCACGTTATCGGTTTCGGACATGATTCGGTCAACACCGACCCGGAACTTCAGCAGGCGGGACAGGGCGTTGTACGCCCACGCCCACCCATGCCCAACGCCAGGGGCCACAGTCTTAGCGAGCCACTGAATCAGTCGCTTCTCCGTCTTGCGGTAGAGGCGTTGAATCGGGCCGATGCGGCGGTCACCGTAGGAAGGGGTCAGAGGCATTACGCCGCCTCCTCCACCTCACTGTCGGGCTCGACCTCATCGGTGAAACCGGTGTCGGGTTCCTCGTGGGCTGGTTCGAACTCGCCGCCATCAGGGTCAGCGACTTCCAGCGTGTTTTCCTTCAGGATCCGGGCGACCTCGTCGTCAACCTCGTCCTTCGACCAGTTCGGGTTGCGTTCCCGGACCGCGGTCTCCGTCGAGATCAACCGGGCAGTCTTCAACGCGGAAAGCGCGGTAGCCAACTGCACCGGATCCTGGTCCACGCGCACCGGGAACACCATTTCCGGGTCGGCGGTGATTCCGAGATCGGGGCGCTGGAAGATCAGTCCATCGAGGCGGAGTGCGACCGACGCAAGTTTTGGAAACTCGCTCTGCCAGTAAAGTATTTTCCGGGATCGGGTGGTGTTCGACTTGTCCTTGCGCGCGGACACCTCGGTAGCGGTGATCGCACCGGCAGTCTCCGAATCGTCGAAGTCGCCCGCCGAATAGCCTGCCGCGCGAAGGATTTGCTTCAACAGCTTGTCGCACGTCTTCGAGTGCTCCTCCACCCGAATCGCGAACTGCTGGGCTTGCACGAGCCGCGCGCCGCTGTCGTCATTCAGCGCCATCCCATCGGACGGCACCGGCGTGAAGATCGCCTGCTCCGGGTCGAACGTGGAGCCCTTGCCCGGTCCTTGATCCTCCAACAGCTCCTGCGCGACGAACAGGCGGGCTTTCGCGAGATCGATATCCCGCATCCACGACGACCACACCTCGTCCAGTGCGTCGAACAGCGGCTCCACACCCTCGAAGTCTGAGCGGCCCAGTGCGGACAGGCCGGGAGTGTTTCGCCAGCGGCGAGCCGGACGAACGTTCGGGATGTAGCAGGCAGTCAAGCCGTCCACGCCGGTCTCTACGACAGGCTGATCGGCGGCCCACTTCGTGGCATCCAACAAGTCGAGCGGCACTTCACGGCCAATCGAGCCGTCATCACCCAGATAGAGGGCATGTTCGATCCTGCCGATACTGTGGTGCTCCAAGTGCCGCCACGTGCCCCGCTTGTCCTTCGCGACAACAGACCAGAAAGTCACTGCGATCAGCTTCCCGTACCGCCACTCCGGGATAGCAGCGTCAGGGGCGACCGCGGAGAACATCACCTTCTCAGTGGCCTCTTTGTCCCAATGGAGCCGAATGTAGACACCACCCAAGGCCGCTTGCACCTCAGCAGCTTCCAACAGGGTCGCTACCGTGTCGGCGCCGTCGAGCAGATCCGACAACCGGTCCTGCGCGGCTTGGAGGTCTTTCGCATCGCCCTGGTTGAACAGCCAGGTAGGGGGCTGACCGAACAGCAGGTCCGCTGAAGTGGTTGCGATATCCGCGGCGGCCGGGATGTGAAGGCGCTTGGTGTCCTGAAGGACTGGTCGGCCGTACCAAAAGCGGGCCAGCCGGCCTCGCCACCCACCCGCCAACTGCGACGGCCGCGGCGCTGGCATCCGGCTGCTATCGCTGTAGATCTCCTGAAGCGTTTCCACATCACCTGACCACCAGGCGGTGAAGGTGTCGTAGGCGTCTGCCGCCTGATCGTGGGGCTCCGGCGGCCACGCGCCTTTGAACTCAGGCATCGCCACGGGGCGCCTCCCGAAAAGGTGTACGCGCCGAATCGGGGGCGCAGTGAAGTTCGAAAGCCCGTTAGACGAGGCTCATGTTGGAGACTTCGCCTGCTCGGGTGAGGTAGATGAGGCCGCCGCGCTTGGCTTCAGCGCCGGTCAGGTCTCGGTAGTAGTTGCTGCCGCCGTCGAAGGTGGGCGAGCAGATGCGGGTGCGGGTCTTCGACGTTTCGACGGCCCAACTGTGAAAGTGGCCGTGCGCTAAGACATGAGCGCCCGCAGGGTTCTGCTGGTGGAAGGCTTGATCGGACCACCAGGTGAAAGCATGCGAATGCTTCGCGCTGGCGCCGCCCTTCCACTGGTGACCGTGCGCGATGGTGAAGATGGTGTCGCCGCGAGCGACGGTCATGAACCCCTGCTCAGGGTCCGGCACCTCGACGGTGACGTGCCCGAACGCGGCCGGGTTCATCTTCAGGGCGTCGGCGACGCTGATCGCGCACTCTGTGGCCCACCCGTCACCAGGGTTCGTGTTCTGGAACCTTTGGGCCTGATCGTGGTTGCCGTTGACGACCGACATCCAAACCTGGTCAGTGAGTGGCGCGAACTGTTCGACGGTGTGCAGCATCAGGCGGCGCAGGATCCGGGTTTGGGTGGTGACACCGTATTCGGTGCGCCACCAGTTGCGGCCGTCCTGCGATTGGTTGCCCTCGATGCAATCGCCGGGAAACAAGATGTGGACGCCGGCGATGCCGCGGGGCTTCAGCGAGTTGTATTCAGCTACGGCGCGGTCGACGGTCTCCAAGAACTTCTCGACGATCGTTTCGGTGCCACCGTTGTCGACCTTGGCGATCTGCAAATCCGAGCACTGAAGGTTGAACACGTGCGGCCCAGGCGCGGCGACCGGTTGATGTGCAGTCCACGCATTGATGCGTGCCAGCAAGTCGTCAACGTTCGACGGTGCGGCCTTCGGCGCGATACGGAACCGGTATGCCGCTAACCATTCCCCGCTGAAGCCCTGCCAGCGGCTCACCCGCGGGTGACCGACGATCTCGACTTCATCAGGGTTGTAGCCGAACTGTTCCAGCAGCTCTGTGTAGGAGGCGGGTGCGGTTGGCAGCGGCCCGGTCTGGATGTATCCCCCGGCGCGGCCGTCGAATTCAGTACGCGGCCGGTACTCCGATTCCGCGGCAGTCGGCTGCCGAGAGAGGTCGTCGGCGAGGCTCACGCAGCGATCTCCAAAGCGTTGTAGCAGGAGCATCGTTTCCGGCAGTGCGCGCGGAAGCGGGTCTCGGCGGATGCGCAGCCATTCTTGACCGCCAGCCGCCACAGGTTCGAAACCGGGCCGCCGTTGTTGAGAAACTCGTCGAATGCTTCTCGGTCGCGGTCGGGGAGCCCAGCGATCCAAACACCGGTCTTACACGGTATCGGCTTGCTTTTCTCTTGAGCGTCCTCGAATAGATCATCCGCGAGGGACATTCCGCCTCCTAGATCAACTGACTAGTATGATCGTATCGGCGATAGCAAACCCGAATTCGTCGACGCAAATCACGCAGCAACCGGTTCTGCTTTCGAATCATGCGCCAGCTTTACGCGGCGCCGCCATTTCCGCTCAGTCGAAACCAGGGCGTACCTAACACTGTCCACAGAATGATCATCCAGCTTGATCGGCTGGTCTTTTCCTTCTTCGGTGGCCTTGGTATCCCACACATAGCCGGGAATCTCTTTGATAAGCCCGACGCATCGATCAGCTATCTTCAGTTTGTCCACGCTGAAAAGAGCGGACACCGTCCTGATCCCATAGAGGACATCGTTTTGGGCGGGGCCGGTGCTGAGCCCGTCCTGTTTCAACTGGACACGGAAGTCCGCAGCGGCGGGGTCGACGACCACGGGGCATGTGATCCGGGGCGGACTGTCTGGGTCTTCGCTCGGGTGGTGCGGACCGGCAAGCCATGTTCGTAGCCCTTGGGACAGTTGTACGTTGGTCCGGCGGGCTTCCTTGCTGCTGGGTTCATACCGCCATTCGTCGACCGCATAGAGGACATTGTCCACGCCGAGGCCAACCATGGTCGCGGCGGTCGGGTTAGTCGTACCGTGATCGACGCCGACACCCACATACCATTGCATCTCGGGCAGGTCGGCCCATTTCACCACATGCCGATCGGGATCAAAGCAGTCATACACGCCGCCTTCGGCGGCAACCCAATGTCCGAGAATGTTGCGGAGATAGAACAATCCCGTGAACGACGCCTTCGTGGTAGCCACGAATTCCGGGTCGAGAGACGGGTTGTCGTCCATCGTGAAGTTCCACGCACGCAACCGCATCTCTGGGTCGGACGCCTTGTCGATGAACTTCGTCTTCAAATAGTGGGCAGGATTGTCCGGATTCGTTGTCGCGAGACAACGGGCGCCAGGAACCGAGAGTCGCGCTTGCAACTGGGTCCAGAAGTTCTCTGGCAACAACGTTGCTTCGTCGACGAGCGCGAGGCAACACGTCATGCCGCGCAACTTCCCCTCCGCGCGCACATCGGACGCGCCGATCAAGTGCACGGTGCGACCGAGGATTACCGCGATGTTCGAGCCGCGGGTGTGATGCACCTCTGCCGCCCACGGACCGAAGACGTTCTCGTCCTGCATCGGTTCGATGATGTTGCGTTCAATGGTCTGCAACGTTCGGCCGACGATGATGATGAGCCCGGTGTCGGGCGCCTTGTGCACGGCGTCGTAGAACGCGAGAATCGAGGCGATGGTTTTGCCGGCGCGGACGGCTCCTGACCAGATGGTGGTGCGGTAGCGGCGGGCTTCGACGATGCTGACGATCTGCTTGCGAGACAGTGGCAGGTCGTCGAGGACGTTCACTCTGGAAGGTCCGTTTCGTCGCTATCTGCGGGCTCTGTCTCCTCGTTGTCGTCGGCGAGCTGATCGGCTGCGACGAGTTCTTCCAGTCGGCTGAAGAAGCTGCCGACCATGGACAAAGTCTCGGTGCCGACACCACCCTTGGCGTCAGCGATGGCGCGCAGTTCGGCTGCCTTGTAAGTGCCTGTGAGTTTGGCGCGCTTCTCGATGATCTCGAATGCGCGGTCCATTAACCATGGTTGGGCTTTGCGTTCCTCGGCGTTTTTCGGGTTGACGATCCGCGGCCAGATGGCTGCCCACATTTCGTCGAGGCGGGTGAGTTCCAGTTCCCGGTATTCTTCGGCGTTTTCGCGGGTGATGTCCTCGATAGCTCGTTTCAGGTCGGCGCTGACGGTCTGTTTGGACCAGCCTGTTTCGGCCACGATCTGGGCTTGGGACTTGCCTGCGAGACGCAGTTCCAGGATCTTGTTGCGACGTTCCTGCGCTTGCACGAGGACTTCGACGGGGATGGTGCGTTTTCGTGCCATGTGGCGGACCTCCAGGATGCGCGGCGGGCTCCTGGCCGGTCCGCGATCAGTTGGGGGTGGGGGCGGCTGCCGCCTGGGCAAGCCGATTGAGAGAAATGACAGGAGCTCCGCTGCCGGTTAGGGACAGATGTGGGCGTGGTGTTGTCACTCGCTCAAGGAGTTTGAGAGTTCTTGCGCCGCCGGGCGTTCTTGCAGACACGACACTGACGTCGGCCATCTTTGCCCGTATATGCATTCTGACTGTTCTGTTCATGCCCTCGGTGGCAATGCGTCGGACGCTGTCGTGCCGTTCTCGCCCGCTGACATTCGATGCATAGACGCCGTCCGGACTCACCATTTTGAGTGAAGGAACCAGGACGGTACTCATGCCCTTTACGGCAGTGCGACCGCGGCCCTCGTGGTTCCTGTTGTCCTCGCCATGCCCGCCAGTTCTCCGACTTGCATGCGCGACAGTAGCGTCCACCGCGCCCCTTGATTGCACCGGCATTCTCAGATGTGTACTCGTGACCATTTGGACACATGGTCCGGCGCGTGTATGCATTGCCACCATGCCTGATGACATCCCGCATATTCTCAGCGTGAGTGTCGAACCGGAGATTATCGAGACGATTGTTCTCATGGTTGCCGTCGTTGTGGCAGATCTCAAGCCCTTCGGGCGTCGGTCCCACAAATGCCAGCATGACAAGCTGATGCACTCGGCGCGTCTTGATTGACTTATCGGGCGCGTTCAGCGCGACATGAAGATGCCCGCTGCTCAATCGACCTGGGCGAAGGATCCGCTCTTTCACCGTTTGCGGGATGCCGTTGGCTCGCAGGATCGTTCGCCGGAGGCTCTTTATCCGCCCCTGGTCGCTCGCTTGATAGTAGCCCTCATATCCGGGAATATCGGACCATCGTTCGACATCAACCATATCTGAAATAACGCTTGCGACAGTCGATTTAATTCCACTTTCGGAGGAGCTTTTCAGCTCCACTATACGGGTCCAACGAGGGGGGTATGAGCCGGAGCAGATGAGCGGCCGTGATTACAATCGCGGCCCGAGTAAGCACAGGATGGCGCGTCAATCCCCGCGCACACGCCGTCGTCAGCAGTTGATCGGCCGGTGCAAGGGCCTCATATACGAGCACCGAGACTCCCAAAATCAACCACGCATACTCTCCCTTGATCCGTGATCGGTAGGCGTGCATCAGTCCTCGGCTTCAGTGTCCTCAACGAGCACGATCGGCTGCATCGGGTGCGCCGAGATGGCCGACCACAATGCGGTGACCAGGTCGGTGGGTGACACCTGTACGGGTTCGGGGGTGTTGATTTCGAGTTCGAACGCCCACAGCTTGAGCCGGAATTTCATGAGTCGTTCTCCTGCCCGCGCGGGGATCGTTCGGTGCGTTCGCGGCCGTCGAGGCTGTGGTGGATGATCAACCAGCCACGTAGATGCAGTTCAGTCCGTGGCCCGCAGGCGCAGTCGTGGCCGTCAAGCTCGTGCGCTATGAGGTCGTCGATCGGATGCACATGCCATTCGCGTTCAGCGGTCGGTGATGGTTCAGCTCTCCACTGCTTCTTGCGCATCGGCCACCAGTTCCTCGATTCGGTGCGGGCGGTACCCGGACCAGTGGTCCTCGCCCGCGACGACGACTGGCGCCTGCGAGTAGCCGATGGCTCGAATGGTTTCGAGGGCTTCGATGTCTTCGGTGACGTCGACCTTCACGTAGGTTGCGCCGAGCTGGTCGAGCTTGCGCACGGTGGCGTCGCACTGCACGCAGTTGGGCTTGCTGTAGACGGTGATGTCACTCGGCATCGTCGGCGCCCAGCTCCCTCTTCACTTCTGCGAGTTCACTGGCTGCGTCGCGTTCCGCCTTGGCGAGTTCCGCGAAGGCGTACGCCAAGTACTGAGACTTGGCAGCGACGCTCTCCTGCGCCTTTCGAAGCCGCTCTTGCGCGTACGCGACACGCGATTGAGCGTGGGCAAGTGCGTCACTCATGGCAGCCGAACCCCCAGATCAGGCAGTGGCGGGAGAACGATCTCCGGCAACGGCGGCGGAACGTACGTCAGAACCTCGGACGGCAGGACGGTTTCGACCTCATCCGGGATGTACACAGAAAGCGGTGTCGGCACGTACGGATCCGGTGTGACCGCGTCGATGATCGGGTTGAAGTCCATGAGGCTCGGCAGCGGACCGGGCTCGACGGGTGGCAGCGCGAAGTGCGGCGCTTCCGGGATCCCGGTCGGGGTGCTCTCGGGCAGCCACGGCAGCGGCGCCGGCATGTCTACGTAGTGGTCGCCGGGCGGCAGGCCGTCGGCTTCGCCGGGCGCGTAGTAGTGCCAGCCGCTCAGGTAGCCCGCCCACCCCTGGATGAACTTGGCTGGGTCCGACCATGGCGCAGGTGAATCGCAGATGGCGTCGAACTCGTGGCACACGGTCGTCACGGTCCCGCCAGGTTCACGCGGGCCGGGCGAGGAGATGCCGGGAACAATGCCGGGCAGCGCGTCGTAGATGCCGCCCGGACGGCGCGGATCCCCGTATGTGACAACCTCATCGGCGCCCACCTCGTCAGCGAACTCGGCGCCGAGGCTGTGCCCGATGACCTTCACATGTCCGCCGGGGCAGTCCTGCCGATACTGGTTGATCCGTTCGGTTGCGCGGGCGCGGCCGTCAGTGACGGATTCGTCTTTGGTGTACGGGCCGGTCGGCCACACGCTGGACTTGTAGTCCAGGGACTCCACCTGCTTGCCCTGCGCGGCTTCATGCGCGAGCTGGGCGCCCATCAAACCGGGCTGGCCGACAGCTTCTGCCGACCGCTGCCCGTTGCCGCCGATGCCGAGAACGAGTGGTCGGCAGTCGGGTTCGGTGTCGGCAGTGGCGGTTGGTGTCGCGAATCCGAGGCTGCCGAGGAAGATGACACCTGCGAGAGCAGTGGTCCGAATAGTGCGCGGATTGGACATGGGCTGCTCCTGGCAGGCTTTCGATGCGGTGAGAGGGTGGTTTGTGCCCGCCGGGCTCCCAGGTAGCGACAATGGCCCGGCGGGCGGGCCGCGGCGCGGGTAAGCGCTGCCTGCGGCCCCGCCACCTGGATCCCCTACAGCCGCGCGGCGTGAGATCGGCGCGGCGGCCCCGTGAGCGAATGGGGCACGAGGGTGGTGGCGAAACTTATTGTCAGCGGCTATCGTTGACGGGGAACGCCCCCGTGTTGCCGCCGCTGCCCCCTGCTACGCGGCGTCGCCTCTACCCGTTGGGTATGCGCCGGGGGCTTCCTTCTGTGCTTAGCGGTGTTGGTTCTCCAGGCAGTCACCGTCTACCTATTTGCGTTACCTCGCATGGAGGTCGCACTACGCATCACGCGCAGTTAAATTTCATTGACAATCATCTGAGAGCCAGTACATTTCGAGTAATGATGGTTCCGGCGATGGAGAGCGCACGACTGAAACTGGGACGCGCGGCACACCATCTCGACACACTCCAGTCAGCACTGTCCGACTTCGTGCAACCCGGCCCGTACACGTTGCGCCCCGACTGGGACTACACACCTGGCGAGCAGGTGTTCACCTGCACGCTAGTGGTCGATTCGGCTGTGGAGTTGCCGGAGGAGTTTTCGCTGATCACCGGTGACTACCTTACAAACCTGCGCGCAGCGCTCGATCACTCGATCTTCGACCACGTGCGGGCGAGGTGCCCAAACCTTAGTGAAACGCAAATCTCGTTTCCGATCGTTACAAGCCCCGCAAGGCTGAACAATGCTGGCGCACAGTTCGATACAGCAGTTTTGGCCGTGATCACGGCCAATCAGCCATACCAGGCAAGTTCATACCAAGAGGATCCCCTGTGGCGGCTGAATGCGCTTGTCAACCGCGACAAGCACAGGTATCTGCTGGCCACCAACTCAGTGAGGTTGATGATCGACATACAGCCGGATCCCCGCTACGAGCTCATCAAGGGCGGCGAGTCGTACAACGGATCCGAACTGACTGTCGGGACTCGGGTGTGCATGCTTCGGTTTCGGCACAAGGCAGACCCCTCACTGCATCCTGCGGATTTCGTGGCGATGGCGGTCGGTTTCCCGATTTCGATCGACCTTCCCGACGGCATACCTGAGCCGATCATCGAGACACTGCGTCCGATGCAGGAGAGGGTGACCGACATCCTTGATCAGCTTGAGCAGGCAGGTATTTGACCCGGTTCGCAAAGTCGGGGTGGTTGTCGCGGCGGTGGGATTTGAACCCACGACAGACCTGGGTTATGAGCCCAGCGAGCTACCGAACTGCTCTACGCCGCTATGAGGCTGTTGAGACGTAGGCGCCTACGTCAGGTTGCCAACCTAGCTCGGTGTTACGAATCCAGAGCCATCACGATCAAATGCCCTCGGGAGAAAGCTGAGGCCCCGCGAGGCCCGAGGCGAAGTTAGTTGGTGGGGAGTTTCCTAGGCTCCGACCGGGGCACGGACCGTAAGGCTTATGTACCCGGTGCTGCGAGTTGCCCGCTGAGGCATCGGCTTCCGCCGGCTAAGGCTTCCCCTCAGGCACTTGCCCGTCGGGTTCCCGACATCGCACACATTCGCGGCCCGATCACGCAGATAGCCGCTCCCTCTGTCACCACCAGCGCAGGTAGCTAGCCTGCGCTTTGTTCCTCGACCGCGAATTGAACGCGGGACCGTCCCTTTCTATCGGGCGCTCTACCACTGAGCTATCGAGGAGACCGTTATGAAGTTCTACAGCTAGACACCCACGGCCACCAATGCAGTCGGAGCGCCGACTGATTTTGGGCATGGGGGTACCGCGAGGCGGACTATACCAGACGATATCCAGCTTCAGCCGCCCGAAAACCGCTTTCACGCGTCACGAATTGACGTGAACAGTGCGATGACCTGCCGATTCACTACTTAATGTGTTTTTCACCACACGCGAGTGATTACGGGCTCAGCAGCCCAGCAGCCGCGTCGCCAAATACGCTTCCACCTGGTCCAACCCGACACGCTCCTGCGCCATCGAGTCCCGCTCCCGGATGGTCACCGCCTGATCGTCCAGCGAATCGAAATCGACCGTCACACAGAACGGTGTACCGATCTCATCCTGACGGCGGTAACGACGACCGACACCACCCGCATCATCAAACTCCACATTCCAGTGCTTCCGCAGCTGGGCCGCGAGATCCTTCGCCTTCGGAGTCAGATCAGCGTTACGGGACAGCGGCAGCACCGCCACCTTCACCGGCGCAAGCCTGTGGTCCAGGCGCAGCACGGTCCGCGACTCCATCACACCCTTCGCGTTCGGCGCCTCATCCTCCGTGTACGCGTCCACCAGGAACGCCATCAGCGAACGAGTCAGACCGGCCGCGGGCTCGATGACGTACGGGATGTAGCGCTCGTTGGTGGCCTGGTCGAAGTAGCTGAGTTCGGTACCCGAGTGCTCCGAATGCGTCTTCAGGTCGAAGTCAGTGCGGTTGGCGACACCTTCCAACTCACCCCACTCGCTGCCCTGGAACCCGAACCGGTACTCGATGTCCACAGTCCGCGTCGAATAATGCGACAGCTTGTCCTTCGGATGCTCGAACAGTCGCAGATTCTCCGGGTCGATACCCAGTTCGGTGTACCAGGCCATGCGGGTGTCGATCCAGTACTGGTGCCACTGCTCGTCCTCGCCCGGCTTGACGAAGAACTCCATCTCCATCTGCTCGAACTCGCGGGTGCGGAAGATGAAGTTGCCCGGCGTGATCTCGTTGCGGAAGCTCTTGCCGATCTGGGCGATGCCGAACGGCGGCTTCTTGCGCGCGGTGGTCTCGACGTTCTTGTAGTTGACGAAGATGCCCTGCGCCGTCTCCGGGCGGAGATAGTGCAAGCCTTCTTCGTCATCCACCGGACCGAGGAAGGTCTTGAGCAGGCCGGAGAAGTTCCGCGGCTCCGTCCACGCGCCAGGCTGCCCCGTCTCAGGGTCACGGATGTCGGCGAGACCGTTGGCCGGCGGGTGCCCGTGCTTGGCTTCGTACGCCTCCAGCAGGTGATCGGCCCTGTATCGCTTGTGGGTGTGTAGCGACTCCACCAGCGGGTCAGAGAACGTCTCGACGTGGCCGGATGCATGCCACACCTGGCGCGGCAGGATCACCGACGAGTCCAAGCCGACGACATCTTCGCGGCCGGTGACCATGGACCGCCACCACTGCCGCTTGATGTTCTCCTTCAGCTCGACGCCGAGCGGACCGTAGTCCCATGCCGACTTGGTGCCGCCATAGATTTCGCCGCATTGGTAGACGATTCCTCGACGTTTTGCGAGGTTGGCGACGGTATCGACACGGGACTGCTTACCCACTACTGGTCTCCTGTCCAGGGCTGGCGGGGAATGGACAACAGCCACCAACCCTATCCGTACGACGATTGATCGACCTAACCGGTCCCCGCCCCGACCTCGGGCATACCGCCGATTACGCCACTTCAGCGGCCAGCGAGAAGTATCCGGCGCCGTCCACGCACGAGTCGCGCTTGTGTCCCGCGGCCTCGCGCGCGACCTTCAGCAGCACCATCATCAGGGCGACGTCACGTGGTGTGAGCTGGTTTTCCGGGTGGACTACGTCGAAGAGGTAATCGTTCCAGTAGTTCGCTATCCGCTGGAGGTTGTCCCGCGGCGAACCGTACTGCTCATCTCGATCGCCGCACACCAGCGCTTCCGCTTCCTGCAACACCTCCGCGCGGACAGGTCGCTCCGTCTTCACGGCCCACGACGGATCTTCGCCATCGTGATCGTCGTGGCCCTCGTTGGGATCCGGCAGCGGCACGTACGGTTCCTGCAACGCCAACGTCAATCCTATTGCCTCGCAGAATGCTTCGATGGTGATGAGGCCGTCGAACCGGTTGCCGATGCGGATAGCGCTTTCCATCTCCAGCGGGCCGTCCTCTGAACCGACGAACACCTTCGCCAACCCGCTCCGGTACTTCAAGTGCAGGTACTCGCCCGCCTCGGTCCACACGTCCCACGTTGACGGGATTGCGTAGCAGGTTTGCACAGCTTTCACGATGCTGGTCATGCTGCCTCGCTTTCGATGAGAACCGCGGTCAGCGTCCGCGAATCCGGGCGCCGCGACGTTGGTTCGAGGATTTGGTAGGTCCATGTGCCGTTCATGCAGTGCAACGTGAAGGTGTCGCCGTCGCGGGTGAGGAAGCCCGGATCAGAGTCCCGCAAGAACTCTTCCGTGACCGGGATCCGCGGCAACGGGTTGACGCACTCGATAGCGATCGAACCGTCTTCGGCACGATGTTCCCGGAAGTACATGACGCTCACGCTGCCGCCTCCAGTTCTGCAAGGCGGGCACGCAGCCGCTCCACCTCTGCTTCGGCTTCCTTCCGCAACGCATGCGGGGTCTTACCCTCCGCCCGCCGGACCGTGAGCACGAATCGCTCGCGGGTGTCGCGGTTCTGGACGTCCATCTCGACCTCCACATAGTTGACGGCGGCCGGGTTGTCGAGGAAGAACCGGGAACACAAGTACCCCAACTGGTGCTGGATCTCCTCCGGCGTCGACACGGCGATACCGTCGCGGACGCTCGCAAGCATCGTCTCTCGCTCGTCCTCAACAACCCGCTTCGCCGCCTGGATCTCGTCACGCGCCGCGGCACTCGCATAGCGTTCAGCGCTAGGGATCTGCATCCTCATCACCTCACGCCCCCAACCATCCCGGCCACCGGACGCATCCATCTGAGCGCCGGGATAAGCGGTGCCGATCAAATTGATCAGGGTCGCGGCCACATCCAGCGGGAGCGGCAGCACGATATCGACCTTCACGAAGTCACCGCTCATGCCGCCTCCAAACTACTGTTGCCGAGATTCACGAAAGTTCCCGCCAGCCCCGACCCCGCCAGCCGAAGGGCGTCACCATCGCCATAGGCGACAAGGCAACTTGGGGCGCCCGCGTTGCCCCGCGCCCTGGAACCATCAGGCAGATGGAAGTGGAGTCGCCCATGCAGGAACATCACTGCACTCGCCCGCTGCCACACCAGGTCAACGAACCATCGGGTTTCGGTGCGCGCAAAGATCAGAGCGGTTCCGCGGCCGTGGTCGGCAAGCTTGCCAAGCCAGTCCGTAAGGTTCGAATAGGGCGGATTCAGAAACACACGCCCCTCCCATGTGGCTGCGAGCCCGTCGTCAGGCGGCGCGATGTGTCGACGGGCGGTGTCCCACGGTCGAGGTTCCGCCGCACAGGGGTCCAGATCGAAAGCGCCAAGCGCGGTGACGACACCGGGCGGCGTCAACCACACATCCGACCCGGCTCGCGCCGAATGATGACTCCCCATCCCTCGCCCGCTCACGCCACTGCCCTCCTCAGCGGGCGCCGAGTGCCCTGCATCTCCCGTACACGACCAACCCCACGCGGACCGTAGAACTCGGCGCGGGACACCTCACCCGACCGCACTTCATCCGCGAGATGCCCAGCATGCCAAGCACCTTCACGTACAGGGCACCGGTAGCCCTGCATCCGTTCATTCGGAAACCGGCGCCGGCAAGCAGCCTTCGCTGCCTTCCGACCGCTGAACGCCTGCTTACCGCAGGACTGGCACCAACCCAGCGACGGATGCGTCTTCACGCCGCCTCCGTCCATCCGTGGCGTGCGAGAACACCAGCGATGTCGGGGCGCACGAAGGTCGATGGTTTGAGTATCTTGCCGCCTTCATCGCGGATCACCTTGCCGTCAACGACCTTGCTCATGTTCGAGGACTGGACGGCATCCCAGACCGCTTTCATGGGCAGGCACATCACGTATCCGATGCCCGCGACCGCGTGCATGGTTTGGTGTGTGGCGGCGTCCAGTTCAATGAGGTTGCGGGCGTCGACCGCGGCAGTGATGCGCTCGTGTTGGGTTTCGAGGTCGCGGCGGATTTCGTCGATTTCGTCGTCGGTGAGCGTCGCGAATCCGACATGTCCGCTGATGGTCATGAGCGTGGAGTACGACAGGTCTTTGATCATGTCGACGATGTACGTGCGTGCGAGGCCCGTGCGGAGAGCGAGACCAGCGAGGACGTACAAGCTGTCCGCGATTGCGTCAGCAACCTCCACGAGGTCGCGTTCTTGGAGGGCGGTGTCGAGTTCGGTCAGTTCTTCCCGTACGAGTCGTAAGGCGAGCTGCAACTCGTCGTCTGGCACCCATCCAGGTTTGGTCAGCATCCGCACACCGCACGCACGGGAAAAAGCCGCCACGTCATCCCACAGATTCATGCCGCCGCCTCAGTTCCAGTGCACTCGTGGTCCCATTTCGTTGTTCCGCAGTCGGGGCAGGGCAGGCATTTGCCGCACAACCCGAAATAGGCTTCCTCGCCAGGCCAGTGGCGGCGCTGGAACAGGCACGCCCACTTCCACGTCGGCCAACCCAAGATGTAGGAACGCTTGCCGCGGATGCGGATCCCAGTCAGGCACCATTTGCAACCCGCGTCCCCGCCCCACCGTGAGCCGTAGCCTGCGATCACGCCCAACAGTTGGAGGTAACCCAATCCGCGGCTTGCGATCCTGCCTCGGATCGGATGCTGGAGGCGGTGGTAGCGGCGCTTCAACTCCCGCAGCTCGCGGTGGTAAAGGTCTGCTCCGCAGTCCGGGCATGAGCTGCCGTAGAAGTCGTGGTCAATGAACTCGTATCGAGGCCAGTGCCGCGGCTCGGCAGTGCATTCGATCAACCGGAAGCCAGGTGGTGCAGGCGGCGGGCTCTCGTAGTAAAGGTCGGCTTTGCGCCCGAGGTAGTCGACATAGTCTTCGTCCTCTCCCTGCTCAGGCGGCGCCCACGGATCGATAGTTGTCATGGTTCAGCTCCACAGCTCGGGCATGATGTCGACGAAGTCGTGTCGTGCTTGGCGGATGCGTTCGAGGTACGCGTCTTCCCGGAGCCGATGCGCTTCGTACACCGCTTGCTTCTCGGGAGGTGTCGGCTTCATCAGCGCGCCACCATCAGGGTGCGGCTCGAAGTCGTCTTCCCACGTCCAGCCGGGCGGCTCCAGGATCGCCAGCTCTTCTTCGGTGAACCGTGGGCGTGGCTCGGTCAGGCGCTCGATGAGATCGGTGTACTTGGCTCGGCGCTCATCGCTGCACAATGCGACCGAGTAGTCCATGTGGTAGCGGAGCGAGGCGATAGCCAGATCGTTGAAGGAGTCATCGAACTCGTCCAGTATCCAGTCGATAGGCAGGTCGAACCCGACCAGCTCCCGGTACGACTTGCCGCGCCCGTAGAAGGTGACGTCCCAACCGAAGAACGGCATCGCGAACACCCGCTCACGGCAGCGCCCGCGGCCGGTAGCCCAGCGCGGACCTTGGTCGAACTCCGGGTACCACGTTTGGATGTGCACCGACCAACCGACCCATGGAATGCGAACGGCTTTGAACATCAGGCCACCTCAGAAGTCATCGCGATCGGGAATCCCCCCCCGAGGACGAACAGACCTGTTCGAGGAGGCGAGGTTCATGCCTCCAGGTTATCTCATTCAAACGATGAGATTCAATACATTCGATCAAATGTCAACGAGCGTGGTGTTGTCGGCGAGTGGCGCCGAGTCGTCGGCGAGGATGTCGACCTGTGTCCGGTAGCTGCCGCAGTCGAGCTCAGCGGTCAGACGGCAGTGGTAGTGGCCGGCGAAAAGGCGCCGCGGTTGAACAACGTCGACGACCTCACGCAGGCGCGCGCGGTGCACGTCAGCCGCGTAGATCTCCGCTTGCGGGAAGCCGAGCGGGTTGCTCTCAATGCACGGGATACGGACGCCCGAGGGCACGTCGTGGCAGATCATCACGTCGGCCGCTCCCCCGGCTATCGCACGGTCGGCTTCGGCCTGCGTAATCGTCTCCCGCCGCCACCAAGACTTGCCGGGTACGCGCCATGGCCGGTCGACGGAGTGCGCACCACCAAGCGCGAGGAACGAGACACCGCCCCAAGTCCATCGGTAGCAGCGAGGTAGGTAGAAGATGTTGGGGCGCAGCGGGATCGCAGTGCAGCCGTGTTCTTGCTCGCGGGTGTCGAGGTAGGTCCAGTTCTCATGATTGCCTGGCACGAACCCGAGAACGAGCCCAGCGTCTTCGAGCGCGCGCTGAACTGCTGCCATGAACTTCGGTTTGAAGTCGTAAGCGAAGTCGCCGACGTGCACGATGACGTCAGCGCCCTGCTCAGCCGCGTACTCAATTGCGCGAACCGCATGGAACTGGTTGCCATGCCAATCGCCCGCGATCGCCAGCCGGGTCGGCGCGAGGTCTTCCCAGGCGGTCACTCGGTGTCGTCCTTGAACATGTTGCGGATACCGCCCTTGTACAAGGTGTCGAAGGCGCCTTCCCAAGATCGCCCACGCAGTCGAGTTAGATCGAGTTTGCCGCGTACCTTGTTGTGGCCATCCATGTACCCGCCCTCCGCGTACTCGACCAGTTTGTCCACGACTGCTTCGGGCTCGATGTCGGCTGGGATCTGGTAGGGCATCTCGTAGTAGCCTTCTGCGGCGGTCGCTTCGGCTTCGGCGGTCTCAAGGATTTGTTCCAGCTCGGCGAGGGCGGCTTCGTTACCGTCCTTCTGAAGCCAGAACACCCACCGTTCGCCTTCGTGGTCGTTGTTTTCGATGTAGCGGACGAACAGGGTCATTCGTTCTCCAGGAGCTTCAGGTAGTGTTCGCGGTCGTCGTAGTAGGGCCGATCGCGATCCATGCGAGACGGTGTTTCAGAGTGGCGTAGTCGCCTGTCCGGTGCATTTCGTGGAGGTCTTCGAACGTGCAGCCGAGACGGGAGAGCGCGTTGCGGATCGAGTGCGCCGTGTCGAGTTCGGTCACCACAATCACCATGTCTTCGGCACTCACCGGCTGTCCACCTTCACCCAGTCGGGCGCGTAGCGGCGGGCCATGCCAGCCAGGTGGTCGCGGCCAACCGGATTCGCGCTATGAATGGTGAGCCGCAGCGGCCACCAATCGTGTTCACACATCCAGAGCATGACCGGGCGTGTGGTGTCGTCGCCGCCCAAATCGTGGTCGAGGGAGATGGCTTCGACGGTGTGCCCATCCAAGCGGTAGGCGCTGAGGATCGAGAGCGCTTCGGCGCTGGTCTCAACACGCACCCAGCCGTCGGGCGCGGGCCGCTCGTCATCAACGAAGAGCTTCACGCACCCTCCAGGGACTGGAGGCAATGGGTGAGGAAGTCCGCGGGCAGGTCGCCTTTGATCTCCATGTCACGGCCGATCCACTTGTACCACTCGACCCGCGCGCCGGTCGGCTTGTACAGGAAGTTCGGCAGCTCGGTCGAGCACGTCGGCAGGCACCTGCCTTGCTTGTTGACCCATTCGCTGTAGGCGGCGCACTGTTCGCAGTCACATCCGCCAGGGTGATTGTCCAAGTCGAGGTCGTACCAGCGGTTGTTGATGCGGTCCATGTGCCCGCAGTCGCAGTCACCCCAGTAGAAGGGGCGCATCACGAAAACGTCTGTCTCGTGGGCGAGCCCGTACCCGTCATCTCCACCGAGGCCGCCCCAAAGTACCTGTCTGGTGGCGTTGGCGATCGCGCGTGTGAGTGCCCGCAGCGAGGTCGACACATCGTCGTCGCTGATCGGCGGGAGAATCACGAGAACTTCGTTGCCGCTCATGCCCACCTTCCTCTCTGGCTGACACGCACCTTCAGGGTGCCTCCAGGGCGGCACCTCACGGGTAGTGAGTCGCCGTTGTTCAACCACATCCAGTCGATGCAGCGGCCCTCTCGCCATATCGAGAGAGCGCATGCGTTGATGCGTTCGAAGCAGACGAACTCTGCCTCCTCCGCACTTCCCCATTCGTGCTGGATGGGCATGCCGTCACCCGCCGCCAGGTGATCGGCACCTGTGTAACCGGGGCAACCGTCATGCAGCTTCAACACGACTTCGTCGCCGACGTGCAGGCGGTACAGGTCAGCGAGTGTCTTCATCGACCGCTTCCCCATCCGAGCCTCCGGATCGAGCGGGCGCGCGCGACGCGGGCGTCCAGGCGGGCGTCGAATTCCGCAGCAGCGGCGGCCCATTCGGCGCGTTCCTGCTCGCTCTCGGCGTATCGGAGCCCGACACGATCCGCGGTGCGGGAGTGCCAGCGAACGGTTGGGTCCGCCCATGTGAGTTCCCGCCGCAGAACAGCAGCGGCGATGTTGTCGGCAAAGCAGGTCCAGAACATGCCTTTGCAGTGCATGAACACTCCGCGCTGATGGGCGTAGAACCACCAGTCACCCAGCTTGTTTCGCAACCTTATCCCCTTCGAACGGTCGGACATCGAACGCCACGATCGCGCCGATCGCATGCGCGTAGGAACAGATCATTTGCAGTCGCGGGTTGGCTTTCGGATCCTCGAACCGGGCGATGTGCTCGACGCTGACACCAAGCCGTTCGGCGACGTCCTCACGGCTCAGTCCAGCGTCCTCACGCGCCCGAACGAGGTCGGCTTTGAATGCGTTCCGGTTGGCCGCCAGCTGGGCGGAGAGCGCACGACCAGCCGCCTGCGCTCTCCTCCACCCCAGCAGACCCGAAACCAGGTTCAGGAGATCCACGGCCACGTGCCGTTGCGCCCGGATTCCAACAACGGAATCAGGCGGAAGCCGCTGTCATTCAACCCGCCGAACGTGTGCCTGAACGGACCGGACTCCGCATGACTCGCTCGGTATCCGGCGAGGTTCCATGTGTACAGCGGCGTCTGCTTGGGGATTGCCGCGCCAGGATTCCCTGTGCCGCCCGCCTGTTCGTCGGTGAGGATGACGACACGGTCGTGGTTCGCGAAATGCTTCTGCACGGCTTCTCGGGTGGCTGTACCGCCGCCGAGGAACCAGCCACCCGACTTCCAACGGTCCAGCGACTTCAGCAGCGACTCACCACGCGGGCGGTCGAACACCTTCGTCCTCGCGCCGACAGGGTCACCCCAGTAGATGGCAGTCGACGAGAACGACACCACGTCCGCGTCCGCGCAACGCGACGCCAACGCGATCCCGAACAGCGCCGCGGCATCCCACCGCATGAGCGTCCCGTCCTTGCTGAAGCCAGCGTCCATCGACGACGAGGTGTCCACGAGGATCAGGGTGCGGCCCGCGAGCTTCGGAATGTTGCTGAGCGAGTGATCCAACGCCTGCTCCAGCGGGTACGCCCACCGCAGCGACGGCGCCGCCTTGTACGCGGACAGGAACCGCATCGGCAGCTGCCGCGACCGCGCAACCTGCTCGGGGTCGGCGAGTTTCGCGATCACCTGCGCCGCCACCTTGTCGGACACGCCCGCCTGATCGAAGTTGCGGAGGTTACGCAGCAGCGCCATGTAGCCCATGGACGGGATGATGGCTTCCCACAGTTCCTTCGTCCACGGTCCGTTCACCAACGACGGAACGTCTTCCCATGTCATGCCGGACTGCGCGAGCACCTCCGACAATGGCGTCAGTTCGTCACCGGTGTAATTCGCGCGCTTCACGATCTCCTCCGGTGTCCAGTTGCGGACGTTCCGGTTCTTCACCAACATGTTCAGCGCGTCGGGGATGTTCTCGCCCCGGTTGTGTCGGCGATCGAGGGCATGCCGGAACAAGTCGGACTGCCAGTCAGCTTTGGGCTCGGGGTGAGTGAGGTCGATGACGTCGCCGAACCGGAAGCCGTGGGATGCGGTGTCGTACTTCAACAGCGACCGTTCCGAAAACAGCCTGACCGCCGCGTCTGCAACGCCTCGCTTGACCGGCTGCGGGAGCACCGGCGCGGTCGGCATCTTACCGCTCTCGTGGGGTGTGCGCCCTCCCGGCCAGCCGTACTTCGAGGCCCAGTAGGCCAGCATCTCCCCCGGCTCGTCGGCGCGCTGAAGAACGGACGAGATGACGTGCCGGTTGTTGCCTGTGATGCCGGCGTCGAGGCGGGCTTTCACGTATTCGGCGGCGCCGACGAGCGATGCGGTGCGCATGTTGGCTTCGGGGCCGCGGAGCCACGCGAGGAGCTGGGCGGTCCAGTCGCCGTCTTTGACGGCCATCTTCCGCACGAGCTTCTGGTAGCGACCGTCACGGACGGCAGCGGACTCATAGAAGGAGTCGGTGCCTACGAAATTTGAGACTGCCAAAAGAAGCAGTTCGGAGCGTGCGTCGCGCAAGAATCCGTCCGCACCCTCGTGGGTGGTGGTCTTCTTGCTCTTGGTGCGGATCGGTCCGACAGCGACTGGGCGTGCCTTGGCGGGGGTATTGAAGCGGGCCATAAGAAATGCCTCCCAACGGGTTCCTGGATTGCGCTGGGAGGCTTCAAGCGGTGCTGTCAACAAGGCGAGGTGGGTGACGTGCGGGTTTGAACCGCTAGCTCGCAGGAGCACTGCGAGTTTCAACCAAAGAAGTAACCCACTTCTACGGATCAGCACCTTGTGAAGTTCTCCCCGGTTTCCCGGATGCCCTTGGGAGGCAGTCACAGTAGGGCGCTGACAACAAGACGGTGTAGGTGACGTGTACGAGTGCTGCCGTTACACCACATCTCGCGCTATGGCGAGATGGCGGGAGTTGAACCCGCTCTACGCGCTCCCAATGCGAAGTAACCCACTCCTACGGACCAGCGCCCCTGTGAAGTTGTCTCCCGAGAACATGACCGCAGTCGGTGTCTTTATCAACCAGAATGAGAAGTAACCGTCTGCGTTCGCACCGGGATCCGATGCTTTCATTCACTGTAACACATCGCATTCACTGGATGCAACAGCGTTATTCGAGCACGCCTTCCGGGAGGCCCGCGCCGATCGTTCGAGCGAGGATCGCGAAGTATTCAGGCGCCCACGTGGTTGTGCAGGCGAGGCAGTGCGCACCGGATTGGTTGGCCTGCAACACCGCCCGCCGCACCAGCTCCCCGCTGCCGTCGTCAACATGCAGGGTGGTTTCACCGCAAGCCGGGCAGGCAGCTCGCAACTCCCACGTGTGTGTGACTTCCTCGGGCAGCAGCGTTTTCACGCGCTGCACCCAGTCTTCGACGGTGCGTGTCATCCGCCGCAACTCCCCCACATCCTGCGGGCGCCAATCGTGGTCGACGAGGGCATGCAAACGTCGCACGGTGGCGGGCAGGCCGTGGTCGTCCGCGGGCAGGTGACGCCACCATCCGGCTACGGTGCGGTCGATCTGATGCAGCAGGCTCGCGGCGTCGATCCACAAGGGCGGCCGGGATTTGTAGACGGTGCCGGCGGTTGGGTCGCTGCGTTGTTCGCCGTGTCGGGCTTCGAGGAGTTCGGCGTAGAGGCTGTCGAGGACGATGGTGGTGGTTCCGTCGTCGCGGGTGATGGTGTCGGGGCGCAGGCCGATGAGCGCATGGACAGCGTCGACAAAGGCGGTGTGCGCGCCCGCGACTAGCTCAGGGGTCGCTTCACTCAAGGTTGGGTGCCTCCACGCAGTACTCGAACTCGATGTGAGCGAACCGCCCGAGATGCGTGCGCAGCTCGTCTAGGAGGTCGTGGCCGCCGACGTTCAATTCCTCGTCGGTCCACAGGTATCCGGTGTACTCGGAGTAGCAGTGGGTGTAGTCGGCATCGATGGCGCCGACTGCGATCTTGGCGAGGTTGTCGGTCAGTTCTTCGGCGCACCGTTCGGTGTCGGTGATCCAGTAGCGGACTGTCGCGAACCGTCCCCACTGGTCTAGCCCGTCTTCGATGCGCTCAGCTAAGGGAACATCGATATCGGCGAGGAATAGGGCGTCGTCATGTTCGCCGCATGGGGCTTCATGTATGCGTCCCCGATAGATCTGGCGCACGCCGTTCATTGCTCATCTCCGTCGTGTTGATGGTTTTCGCGCACACATCGCAACTGGCAGCTCAGGGTGCATTCGTCAAGGTCACGGCCGGTCGACGTTGGGCAGCAGCACTTCAGGTTTGAAGACAACCCGGTAGTGGTCGGTGGAGACCTGCGTGCCGTTGGTTTGCTCAGACATCACGGTCACGTTGTCGGACAGGTGCACCGTGTGCTTGATGTAGGAGCCGTCGTCGAGCTTGCAGATGATGTCAGCGCGACTGTCCGGCCACTCGATGGAACACCTGCCCTCGACAACCAGCAGGTACTTGTCGGTGACACCGTTGATGGCGACGATCCGGCGGCTGATCTCGAACTGTTCGGCGGCCTTCTTGATGTTTTCGTTGGCTACGTCGGCGTCGGACGAGCAGCCCGCCATCAGGCTAGCGGCGAGCGTGATACCGGCCATCGCAGCCGCGACCCGCAGCCACTTGGTGTTCTTCATTCGTCCTCCTGAGCAGGTTCGTTGACGATGCGCCCCATCTCTTCAGGAGTGAGGACGGGTTCTGGTGCGGCGTAGATGCATACGCCGTCGATTCCGATGCCGAGCCGTTCAGACAGCTTGATCGGCGCGCCGCCTCGGATGATGCCGCCGCGGGCGTACTTCTCGGTCTCGCTCAACGTTCTCTCCGTTGTTCGTCCTGGCGTGTGGCATCCAGGCAGGGGCATTCGTCGTAGGCGCGGCAGAACTGGGCGGTGCAGGGTGAGCCGTTGTCGTAGAACTGGCGCGGTTTGGTGCGGTGTTCGCGGTTGCGTCGCCACGGCATCAGGGGCATGTGCAGTCCGTCCAAAAGTGTCCGCAGGCGATGCAGCAGTCGTCAGCGTCGAGCCAGTCGGGGATGTCGTCGTAGTCATCCATGACGGCGTTGTCTCGCGCGTTCGATCGCGGCCCGCAGTTCGGGGCTGGGTACGGCACCGCTGGCCGCCATCTTCGCGAGCTGGCCGGGCTTAACCGTGATCTTGTCCACCTGGTAGCGCGGCACATAGGTGTCGTCATCATCGTCGGCGGTCATGCCGGAATTCCATGTGCTGCAAACGCGCTGCCTGCCGGACCGCTTCCGAGGTGTCGAGCGGATTCCCGGTTGTGATGTTGTAGACGTTCGTCGGCTGGTTCAGCCTCCGGAGGCGTTCGTTCTCGTCGGTCAGCGCGCGGACTTTGAGCTGTTGCAGCGCGAACACAACGTTCCAGACGAACATTCCGACGGAGTACGACGCAATCGCTCCCTGGCTGGCGCTCCAAGCCCACGCGGCCACGCCGATCCAGCCCACCGGCCACACGAGATCTACCCAACTCCCGTACATTTTGATTGCGTCGAACTGGCGTTTGATCGCGACGATCATTCGGGGTTCTCCTGTTCGCCGAAGAGGTCGGCGGGTGCGATGGGCCGGGTGTGGTGTTGGAGGGCGTGCGCGAGGGAGAGGGCGCGGACTTCCTCTTTGGTGAGTTCACGTCCGGTCCACAGCGGGCAGCCGTGGGAGAGGCACACGTATTGGGCGACGCCCACGCGTTTACTCATCGCCTGTTGCGGTGTCGTCGATGTTCTCGGCCGCGCGAACCAGCTGAGCCAAAGTAAAGCGAACGCACACAGCCCACGCAGCAACCAGGACAGCGACCGCCACACCACTAATTGCAGTCCGGTTCATCGGGTTCGGTCTCCTCATACACCACCCACGGGAGACCTTTCACCGAGGGCAAGAATTCGTCGAGCGGGTCATAGTCTCGCTCGTCTGCTTCATTGAATTTGTCGACGCTCATTAGCATCTCCTCGTGTTCAAATGAAGCGTATCGATCAAGTCAAACCGGGTTTTCGTGCTCAGAAGATGGTGACCGTATGCCCGCGCCACGGGAACTTAGATTGCTCCAACTTCACCCCAGTGACAGTGAGGTTTTCGAGTATGCATCCGCCGTCTTCGAGCGGGTTTTCAAACTCGATCTGCACACTCAGCTCGGCCGGGAACTCCGACAACCGTGCAATCAACTCCGCGACCGTCAATGCAGCCACACACCTTCGCCGTACCGGAGCGCAGTCCCGAAGTCGGCGTCCCAGTGCATGAGCGCCAGGCTGTGCACCTCTGCGACAAGCGCCTGCAAGTCAGCCGCCGACGAATCTAGACGCAAATCCTCCGCGGAAACGTAGATCGGTTCCATCATGCGGCTTTTACTCATGGCTTGGACGGCTTCAGCGAGGCGGGCGCGTTCGTCTCGTAGTTCGTTCAGCAGCGACAGGGTTCCGCCGTCCGGGCCGATCCACTCCCGTGCCTGCTGGCTGAGGTTTTCGGGGTAGTCGCCGCCCATGTAGGGGAACGGGATTGCATGCGAGATCTCGTCGAACAGTTCGTCGGACAGCCGGTCGCCCATCACTTGTCCCCTACTTGTTCCCATGCGGTGGTGTGGATTTGGCGTTTCTGGACGACGACGGGGTAGCCCATCTTGCGGAGCCCGTTGCGTTTCTCCAACCACGTCGCCCTGTCCGACAGGAGGGTGAATTCTTCGCCGGTTTCCGGGTCCCGGTAGGTGATCCTGTATTCGTCACGTGACGTCGCAGGCTCACCCGGCGGCGGCAACAAGGGCTCGTCATAGACGGCGGTCACGCGGCCTCCTGGTCGGTCAGCGGCAGCCCGTAGCCTGCGCGGCGCAGCAGCTCCAGGAATTCAGTCATCGGCATGATCGCCAGCTGGTCACCGGGCCATCCGACCCCGCGGCGCTTCCATGCGATGAACCCCACCTCGGCGCCGGCGGTTTCGGTCTGCTCGCGGAGCCCGGTCACCCATTCCGTCCATCGTGGTGTGACGACGTTCTTGCATTGGGCGATCACTCCGGGCGCCAGCCCTACGGTGGGGTCGAGGTGGATGTCTCCGCCGTCGCGCTCGTATCCGGCGCGGGTCCGTTCGGCGTGGGGGAATCCGGCGAGCCGGTAGAAGTCGCGTTGCTGCCGCTCGAACTCGTCGCCCTTGCGCTTCTGCTTGCTGGTCACAGCGGCATCACCCGCGTGTACAGGTTTCCGTACGCCCAAAACTGTTGCTTGCACCTGATACAAAACACGTCGGCCCCATTCGCGAGCGCGTCTTCGATCACTCGCCGATCGTGCGCCTCACATGCTGCGCAGAACAGGTAGTCGCGGCATCCGTGCTGGTCGATGAATAGTTCCGCTGGCGGACGAGCGCCGTCTTGATGCAGCTTGCTCACACACATCACTTCGTGGTCGAGGTGTTCGATGCCGTCGACGATTTCGAGGGTTTGGGTGGTCATGCGATGCGCCTTTCGCGGGCGACGTTTTTCGTCGTGTGCCAGTGCTGTCCGGATGGGCATTGGTAGGCGCGTGCGGGTCGGGCGCCAGGTGTTGGGCGGAGGATGTAGTTGCGGATGGCGTTTTCCGCGTGCACCTGGTTGGGGTACGCCTTCTTCTTCGGTGTCGGGCAGACCGGTTTGCTCGCGTGGATGACGTGCGAGTAGAGGTTCGCGACGGCTTTTTGCCGGTTGTAGGAGACCGAGGAGAACCCGCACAGGCATTGCGCGGCATACGATTTGCCGCCGGTGTCGACGCGGGTGAGGACGTGTTGGGTTGGGTTCATGACACGCCTCGCAGTTGCGTTTGAAGGTCGGCGATGAGCTGGGCGTCCCGCTGTTGTTTGGTGGCGATCGCTGTCCACCCTTCTTGGGTGTCTCGCTGCAACTGTTCGTAGGTGTTGCGGGCGGCTTCCCACTCGTCGAGGATGGTGCCGAGGTTGTTGCGCATCCACGCGATCAGCTCGGCGTCGGCGAGCCCCCAAATGACTTGCAGTCCTTCGTCTTCGGTCATCTCAGCGACGGTCGCGTAAGAGTGCGGCACACCCTCAACTTCTGGGCCGCCCCAGCTATCAACCCACAGGCAGTCCCGGTTTCCGTCCTCGGCATTGCGCAGATCGGTGACTTGCCATGGCCCGTTGGTGGCTTCGGCGAGCAACCGTCGCCCTTCGGTGATGAGGTCACGATCGGTCATCAAGGAAATCCTGTTCGTCAGCGAAGTACGCCTCGGTCGGGTTCTGCGCATCCACCAAGATCAGGCGGCGCGCGGATGTGATCCAGTCAGGCGAGATATGTGAACTGAACCCGGCAGCAGGCGGCAGGAGTTCGAATAACAAGTGCCCGTCGGTAACGTGGAGCGGCAGCACCAGGGCGAGACAGTTGGTGAAGGTGCCGCCATACGGGTAGTCGCCGGTGATGTCCCAGATGGACTGAGGTTCGGCGGCGAGCCACGGTTTCCGCATCAGGGTTTGCGGGTCGGTCATGTCGTCTTCTCCATTCGGGTTCGGCGCCACACGGATGCGACTCCTCCGTGTGATCGGGCGGCTGTTGCCTGGACTCCTGCTTTTTCGATGACGCCTTCACGGCGGAGACGCAGCAGCATCGGCCCGAACTGGCGGGGTTCCGGCATGTCAGGCCAGCCTGCCGCTTTCATGCGTGCGTAGATGTCGGCGTTCACGAACTCTGTGCCTGCTGGCAGCTCGTGGATCAGCTTCTCCGCGCGCTGGATGTAGACGAACGCGGGCGGGGTCGCGGCGGTCATCGGCACCGCCATTCGTCGTCTGTGAACAGGTGGTCGCGTCCGTACCGCTCGGCGCATACGAAGCATTCGCGGAGACGCACCGGATGCCCTACCGTGTCTGCCAGACCCGAGTCATGCCCTGGGAAGATGGTGCCCTCCAGGTACTGTTGGCCGGTTTTGATGCTGCGGAGTGCGCAGGTGTCGCACCGGTACGCCTTGCGGGCGCGGCGGAGCCGGGTCGCGGCGGTCATGCGGCGGCCCTCGGTTTCTTCTGACCGGTCCACGGCAGGTGCAGGCCGTCACCCGGTCGCCGCGGAACGTAGTGGCAGTGAATATGCGCGACAGATTGAGTGGCTGCTGGTCCGCTGGAGGTGATGAGGTTGAAGTCCTCGCCCTGGCTGTTGGCGTACGTCGCGGCGTAGCTCATCGACACTCGGACTGCTTCGGCGTGTGGGTGTTCGGCGTGCCAGGCGGGCAGGAACAGCATGTGTCCGGGCGTGACTGGGTTGAGGGGTGTGAACCGGACGACGGTGTCGGCGTATTCGTATTCGTAGTCTTCTGCGGCGATGCGGTCGCAGAACACGCATCCGTCACGGAGGTCGGGCGCCAGGCCGCGCCATGATCGTTCAGCCACGTCGTTGCTGCTTCCGCGCTTTGCGGGCGGCCTTGTTCTTGGTGCGCCGCTTCGCGACCTCCGAGTGCGAGACGGTGCCCTCGTACATCGGCTTGTGTTGCAGACCCCGCAGAACACCTTTCGGTTCCCGAGGGTCGATCGGCTGGTTGTCAGCCATGAGTGAGTCCTCCTCGGACGGTTAGGCGGCGAGGTCGTCGTGCGTGTAGAGCGGGATCACGTTAGGGGTCTTGGGGCTGTCGTCGCCGTCGCGCCAGATGCGGCCCGCCCATATGCCGGGGATCGACGTCGAATACTCGGTTACCAAGTCGGCGTGGATCTTCGCGCATGCGGTCTTCGCCTTGGCCGGGCATGAGCCGCACAGCTGTTGGGACCGGAGCCGACGCTCTTTCGCAGCGAAGTCGGATTCGCCGTCGATGCGAAAGTCCCATTGGGAGGCGCCGCGGTGCTGGCGCATCCATTCCCGCGACTCTTCGGACGTGCAGGGCGCGTCTTTGAAGGGTGATGGTGGTAGCTGCCTCACTGCTTGGCCGCCGCGATGATGGGGGCGATGAGGATGCCGATGGCGAGGATGGGGATTGCGGCGAGGACGCCGAGGAGGGTGAGGAGCGGGTGGGGTTTGAGGCTGTTCATGGGGTGCTCCAGATCGGGGATTGTATTCGCGCTTGTGGCAGTGGTTTTCGCTTGCGTCGGCGATGGTTTCGTCGTCTTGCTGCCGGTTTGCGGTAATGTCGAGTTCACTGGAAACAATATCATTCACTGTATGCGCACACAATGCTGGAGATAGCAAACGGGGCGGGATTTCTCCCGCCCCGTCAGGGTTTGCTGTGTTCAGTTGTCAGCTGGACTGGCCCAGTTCGGCCCAGACTTCGACGCTGTCGCCGACGTGGGTTCGGACTTGGTCGCGGTCGAGTGCGACGACGATCCGGCCAGCGTGGTTCTCGACGGTGAGCAGCGCGTATTTCGCGCCGCTCTTCCCTTCGGCGACTTCGAGCTTGATTGTGGCGTCGGTTTCGGTCGTGATCAACTACTTCACCTCGGGGGTTGGTTATGCGGCTCGGGCGCCGCGGCGTGGACGGCCTGCGGACCGGCGTCCGATGCCGCGTTGCATCGGGACGACGCGTCGGCCGCGCGCCTGGTCTTCGGCTGGCTTGGTGACGGTTGGGTGTTCGGCGGCACGGATTTTCGCGGCCGTGTGTAAGGCTTCGACGTACTGTTTGATGGCGTCGTCGTATCCGCTACTGCTGCGGCCGATCCAGTCGGCGTGTTCGCTGAGGTCTTCAAGCCGCTCGTACATGCGGCTGCCGTATCCGCCGATGTAACTCATGCTGCTGCTCCTGTGATTTCGACCGCGGCGGCGCGGTATTTGTTGATGCCCCAGACGATGGCGTGGCAGGCACGCAGGTAGTGGATGGACCAGTCGTTGAGGTCCCATTCCCACGAGTCCTCGAAGGTGAACGGGGTGCCGTCGTCGAACCAGTAACGGAAGTCGTCGAGCGCAAACCGCTCCGAACCGTGGCCGGCATGGCTGAGAACGTCCTCACGGATCTCGTGGAACAGTGCAGCGTTCTCGCCGATCCAGTCTTCGCGACGCTCCCAGAAGTAGCGGACCACCTCGGTGGTGAACTTCTCTGCCGATACCGCCTCGATGTCCGTTCCTCGGGCTACCAGCTTCTCCGCCCAGTAGCCAGGATTGATGCGCTCCATGCCGGATGCCGAGAAGAACTCGAACATGTCCGAGATGCGCGCGAACGTGAACGAATAGAAATCGCCGGTGATCGCCAAATATCCAGGCCAGGTGACGAGTTCAAACCAGCCGACACTGCCGCGCGCCCCGAACTGGATGTGCCGGTACAGGCCGTCATCGTGCAGAACAGTCATCTCGTGCCTAGCGGCGTAGGCGAGAAAGTCACGGTAGGAGTCTTCGTAGTTATTCACCGCTGGTCACCTCCTCGGGTTCCCACAGCACGATGGCGGGCAGGTCGTCGAGTTCGTCAGTGCCGATGGGGATGTCGTCGTCCTGCGTCTCCGCCCAGTCGGACCGAAACCCGTGACGATCGGCGGCGCCGTAGTGGCAGGTCTTCTCCGCGATCCGCCCTTCGGCGGTGCGCACGACTGCACCTTCCGGCAACGCGTCCAACTCCGCGGGAGTCTCGATGCGGCGTGCGGGTGGACGCCAACCTGCGGCGATCACCACGGCCGCGCGGTGCTGGTCGATATGGCAGTCGAGCGCTTCCCCGCACGAACACCAGAACCCCCGAGCGGCTGGTTGATGGAGGTTGATCAACTCGGCCAGGGTGTCGCGGTCACACATCGTCGTCGCCCTCCTCGTCGAAGAGGTCCCAGGTAATGAGCCCCTCGGGCGGGTTCCAGTAGCCGTCGGCATCAACGGATTCGCAGAATTTGCGGAGGTCCGCACGTGCGACTTTCGCGCACCAGGCATTCGCCGGGTACGCGCCCGGTCGAAAGCCTTCACGCACCGTGATGGTCTGCTGATCCCATCCATCCCAGCCATGCATCGAGGACGTGCCATGCTCGTCCGCGCGGGCGAACCGGTCCGCTGCGGCGTGCTCGTAGGTGGCCTCCAGCTCTGCGCGAGTGCCGCACTGGATCGGCGCATCCACGACAGACGAGTAGACGACGTAGAAGTCCTCGTCGCGAATCGGTTTGATGATCGTGTGGCCCATCACGCCTCCTCGGTGGGGATGTGCAGGACGGTGATCGGGCCGGACCCATACGGCCGGTCCCAGCTGGTCGAGGTACCGGCGTGCCACCACCAGCCGTCGCGCTGCCAAGCCTTGCCGTTGCGCAGGATCACCGACCCATTGGGAAGCTCGCCGGCCTCGGCGTCAGTGACCACGCTGGCGGGTGGACGCCAACCGGCCGCGATGACATCTGCCGCGGTCTCGTTCCAGCTGGCTCCGCCGATTTCACGGGCCTGCCTGTCGGTCGATTCCGCCATCACGCGCGCAAGATTCTTGCGGATCGAACTGTCAGACATCGGTATTCACATCCGCAGCGATCAGTGCGCGGGCGCGTTCGCGGATACGCCGGTCGGCGTCTTGCAGGTAGCCAGTCAGCTTGATGTACAGCTGGGTCGGCTCGTAGGAGAGCATCGTCGGTGTGGTGTCGAACCGCAGACCGTGACGAGCGAGGTCGGTGACGAACTCCTCCAGCTCATCGACACGGTGCGCTTGTTCACGGATGATCAGCACCGCCTGCCACTTTTCGCCCGCCACGGCTTCAACCTGCTCCTCCAACTTGGCGACGCGGGCGCGCGCACGTTTGAGGTTGGCGCCGAGGTCGCTGACGTTCTCCCACACCGCAGCCCAGTCCCCGTCGCCGTCCGCGTTGATGGCGTCGTGAAGTCCGGTCGCGTCCAACGCGATTGCGTTGAGGCGCCGGATCATTTCGCCGCGGTCTTTGCCGCCATTACGGAGTCGTTCGACTTCGGCTTCCAGTTCACCAATTCGATCGTTCGTCATCGGTGATCTCCTCTCCTCCATGCAGCGGACGCCGCAGAACCTTCACGGGCAGCGGGATCGTGGAACTGTCGTAGTCCTCGTTGTCGGTGCCGGTCTTCCACCAACCCGCGTGCGGCAGGCCACCAGAGAGTTCCGACTCGACGTTGTCGACGTCGCGTTCGTAGATGTGCCCGCGGGCGTCCTCGATGACTGCTGGCACCACGGATTCCCAGCGATCGCGGGCGTCGGTGAGCGCTTGAGCGGACTGGAGCCTGTCGAGTTCGTCCACGGATTCGATGACTCGTGCGGGTGGCTGCCAGCCTGCGGCGAGGATGGCGTCAACGGTGGCTTGCTGGTGGTCGTAGGAGACGTGCTGGCGAACGATGTCGGCCAGGGTGTCGCGGTCAGGCATGGCGGATCTCCCGCCCGTCGAGGTCGGCAGCGAGCGCGTCGAGGACCTTCGAGTCGTGGGCGGCGATGAGGTCGCTGAGCCAGTCGAGAGCGTCGCGCTCCGGGACACCGAACATGCCGGCGGCTTCGTTCGGGTCGAGTCCGAGGAGTCGGGCGGCGACGTCTTCGGTGTTGCTGGTTTCGCCGGTGCGGAAGTCGATCACTTCGGACGCATCGGCGTAGGGGCGGTCGTCGTAGAGGAATCCGTACTCGCCGTGGATCTGGATCACCCATCCGGCAACGCATTTCCGCCACTTGCTTTGGTCGTGGTCTTTGGGGTTCTGGGTGAGGTGGTCGAGCACCTTACGCATGAGGGGGATGGTGTCGGGCATTTCGGTTCTCCTGGTTGAGGCTTGGTAGGGCTGGCGGCCCGAGAGATTGCGGGTCGATCTCGGGCCGCCGCCCTCCTCCTGTGCTGGCCGTCGAGCGCGCGTTTCTCGTGGGTCGCGGCGGCGAGCTGGGAGGTCTATTGCGCGGCGAGTGCCACTTTCACTTCATCGAGTTCGTGGGCTTCGACTTCGGTCCACTCGAACTCGCCGTCGCCGTCGGGTTCCCACCGGGAGACGCCTATTTGTGTCGGCCTACCGGTTTGGACGAGGCGGATGTGGTCGAGGACTGCGATGGCTTCGACGAGATGCTGGACCGGTTGCGTGTAGGAGCGGACTGGCGGCATTGGCACGTACCAGACGACCAGGTCACCAGGCTTCGGGGCGCTCATGCTGCAACTCGCTTCGGCGGCCACCACGGCTGGTAGCGCTCGCGGTCGCTGGTCGCTTGCCGAAGCGCGTAGCTGAACGCGTTTTGCCATGCCGGGAAGGTGGCGACGCATTCCCACTCGTCGCGTCCGGTGGGGCGGGATACGGCCCACTCTCCAATAGGTGTGCGGTACACGAACGGCTTGTTCACGGCAGTACCTCCACGAAACCGTCGGGGTATGCGATGTCCAGCTCGTAAAGGTATTCCGCGGATGGGTTTTCGGGCGTAGTCGATACCGCGAATCGGATATCTTCACTGCGCTGCCACACGTATATGCTGGCTTCGCCGATGCCTTTGAACTTCACACCCATTGGCACGTCCTCGGCTCGTGGCCACGTGCGCAGTTCCGTCACGTCTGCGACTTCGGCATCTGCCTTCGGGTCGTCTACTTCCTCCAACCTGAGCAATTCAACTGTTGTGACGATCCGCAACGGAGTCACCTGTGAGTGCGCACGAAACGCGTAGGCGAGCCCGAACCCCAGTCGGGAGATGTATTCGATGATCACCCGGCGTGCTTGTTCGGCTTCTTCCAGCGTGTCCCACACGTAGGCGCGTTCGCTCGCCGAAATCCACATCGCTACGCCGTCTTCGGGGTCGTTGCCGGGGTAGTCGTAGACGAGGCGTCCGTCTGGCTGCCGGATCGCGTACTTGATGCTTCTTTGCTCGGTCATCGCTGGATGTCTTTCTCGAATCGGTCGGCGAGCGCGGCGATTTGGGCTGCGGCTTGACCGTGGTTGTTCCACCGGAGGTCGTGCTCGATAGCGCGGAGTTCGTCAGCCGCGCGAGCGAACCTTGCGGCGGCCTGCTGCTCGTGCCTGCAATCGGTCACCGCTGGACCTCCAGTGCGTGAGCACACGCGGCGACCGCGCCGGCAATGTAGTTGGCTTGCTCTTTGTGGCCGATGACGTGCCATTCGGCGCGAACGTCGGCGGGGTCGGTGCCGATTTCGTTGCGGTGGATGGCGCCGAAGATGACGAGCGCGAGCGCTTCCAACTCGGGATCCCACATGTCGTTGGGGTTCACTTCTGCTCCTGGTGATCTTCGAGCCACGCGGCGAGGCGGGCGATGGTCTCGCGGACGTCGGATTCGTTGAGCTCAGCCGAGATACGGACGCGGCTCCCGACCGCGGTTGCGATGCGCAGGCGGCACCATTCGGTGCCTTCCTCCCCCGCGACCTCGACGGCGTACCCGTCGTGGTCGGTGATCGGTTCCTCCCCGTAGTAGGTGACGGGGCGGCCTGCCGGATGCCGGGTGATCATCACGCCACCGCCTTCCCTGCTGCGCGCGCCTCTCGTACCTCTGCGCTCCGCAACATGTGTTTCGCGTGCTCCAGCTGCTTTTGCAGGGCGACGTATCGCCGCAATCGGCCGTCTTCCCTGGCCTGAATGCGGGCTGTCCGCTTGGGGCCGAGACCGACTCCGCCAGCTGCCGCGCGGTCGTTGATCAGCGGCGCAGTGAGCGGTGCCATCCGTGCTTCAATCTCGGCGATCTGGTCCCGCCAGTACGACGCGGGCCGGTAGTAGCGGGGACGGCGAACCGGCTTCGGCTTCGGTTCGGGGGCGGCCAGGATGGCTGGGTCAACCAAGTCTTCGTCGCCGTCCTGGATGAACCACGTCAGCAGCGGCGGAAACTTCGGCCGGACGGTCGAGTGTGAGGCCATCCATTCGTCTGAACGCTGTTTCAGCAGTTCCATGTACTCGTCGCCGGACATGCGGGCGCTCATGCCGCCACCTGCCCGAGCCCGTACACCAGGTACCAACCGTTGACGACGACCTTGATGTAAACGTCGTCGTCATGCGCGAACGGCTCAGTCTCGTCGAGCGCTTCGGCGATGTCGGCGCGAGCGTGCTCCCAGCACAGAGCCCACTGCTCAAGGTTGAGTTGGTTGGGCCGGTCGGTGTCGGGGTCGAAGCCGGGGCGGGTCCAGTCGAGAAACACGGCGGCGCTGACGTGAGGACACTTGTCAACGACGCACTCGGCGTCTTTGAATTCGCTTCCGTTCCAGTCGTTCTCGAAGTCGACGCGTGGGTCCTTCGCGGGCAGGCCGAGCATGCGGCGGACGTCGGTTTCGGTGTAGGTACGCATGGTGTGGCCTTTCAGGCTGCGATGTCGAGGGAGGCGGTGAAGGTCGCGAGGGCGGCGAGGTTCGCGGGGATGGTGACGGCGATTTCGTCGGCGTCGCTGGCCCAGGTGAGGGTGTCGATGGCGTTGATGGCGTGTTCGACGCAGTAGATGTGGCCTTCGCGGGTCGCGCCGCGCTGGTGGCTGGTGGTGGCCTCGATGAGGACGGTGGCCCCGGTGTTGCAGTGGTCGCATTCGTCGGCGAACAGGTGGTCTGCGCCGATGTGGCCGGTGACGCGGTAGTCGCTGGTGTTGAGGACGTCACGTACGACGGTGGTGAGGTTCATGCCGCCACCTCGTCGAGGTTGATGCGGACGGTGAGTTCGCCAGTGAAGCCGCAGTCGCGGCAGCCCTGTCCGTTGCAGGTTTCGTGGATGACGGGGATCCACTCGTATCGGTCGTCCATGGGTGTCGCTTTCGGGTTGGTCCGGTGCCAGCCGGAGCGGTTCGTTGCATTCACTGTATGAGATACAGCTCACTAGACGCAACAGGAACTGCTGAGAAACTTCGGTAACGGTTCGATCTCATGCATGCGATTGCATTCACTGCACACGAGACGTACCGTCAAGAGACAGCAGCGCCGCCCACGATCGGCCGGCGCGCCCTCCACTCCCCCGCCCGCAGCCCTCTGCATGCGTTGGCGCATCACAGGAAGGCCCCAGATGACCACCAAATCGACGCTCGAACACTCACCGAGCGGCAGGCAGCCATGACCGCGGGCCCAGGCGCCCCACACACCAACGGCTCACCGAACGGCAACGGCCGCAAAGACGCTGAACGGCGCTTGACCTTCACGCAGTCGCCGTACACGCACCGATATGCGTCAGAACTGTCGGAGCTGACCGGGCTGCCGAAGTCGCACCTGTACAACCAGGCGATGCTGATCATGGCCGTACTGGTGCGCGCACACCGGCATGGGCAGGAGTTCTGTGTCCGGGACACGAAATCGGGTCGGGTCTATAGCGATCCGGCGCTTGCGGTGATGTTGGGGGACATCCTGACGTCGCTGCCGGAGGGTATGGACGAGCAGCGGTAGCCGAATCGCAATGTCTCATTCATGCGATTCTGTTGCATTCATTATATGCGACGCGTACAGTAGTTCGTGTAGCCGAGATCACACCGAAGGAGCCCCGCGATGATCCGCACCACCTACAGCGAAGCCCGCGCCCAGCGTCGCGCCACCGCGAAAGCCCTCCGCGCTCGCGTGCGCCGCCTCCTCGCCCAGGCGGTCGTCCGGTTCCTCAACGGTGCCGACATCACCGCAGCCATCACCCGCGGCGCGCTGGTCACCATCACCGCCCACATGCGGACACTGGGTGCCGACGAAGAGCTGGTGCGGCGCTTCGGGTCGCACGCCGGCAAGAAGGTGAAGGCCGCGCACATCGCGCTCACCGGCGTTGACCCGCAGCGTGTGTGGACGGTCCGCAACGACCGCCCGATCGAGGTGTTCGCATACTCCCCCACCGACTCGTCTTTAACTGAGGGGCTGCGTGCCTACCCACGGACCGCGCACCTCGTCGCGGCCTGATTATTCCGAAAGGACTACCCCCGATGAGAACGACCACTATCCCCGTCAGCCGACTCCGCGCCGGTCACCGAATCACCCGCAGCGGTCTCGCGGTCGAAGGCCGTGTCGTCGCCGACGTCACCGAAGCCGCCGACGATCACGGCTGCTGGGTTCAGGTCACGTTCGCCGATGGCTCGACGTGGGATCTCGACGGTTGGGACGCACCCGTCACGGTCGTCGCCTGACTTTCCGAATGGTGGTGGCTGGTTGACGCACAACGGCGTGCGGAACGGATCAACGACGCTCCCCACAAACCAGCCACCACACGCCCCGACCGTCCAACCCGAGGAGTTCACGATGACCATCATTCCGACCAGCTTTTTCAGCGCTGCTGGCGAGTTCCCTATGTCAGCCGTAACACCCGCGATGGCGAAGGCCCTCGACACAGTGGACGACTCCGGCGCGATCACCGGTTCGGCTCAAACCCTCAACCGACTGATCGAAATGGGTCACGCCGAGGACAAGCGCATCCGGGGTGTCTATCTGACCAACGCCGGGTGGGATGCACTCGCCGCTCTCCCCTTGCCCGCCGCGCCGAAGGTCGGCTGGACCGGTACCGGTGAGCACCGAACCCGCACTCATGAGCGGGTCACGGGTGAGCGTTACAAGACCAAATCGAACGGGTCGTGTGGTCGCTATGTGTCGACCATGCTCGCTTCAGCGCAGTGCCTGTGCGGCTGGTTCAAGTACGCCGAGGACCGTGAACACGCCCGCTTCCTGGCGCGCGCACATCGCAACGAAGCCGCATAACCCCAGGGTCGCTCGGGTGAGTGCCGCGAATGGCGATAGCGGCAGCAGGTTCAACCCCTGCACGACCCACACCAGCCACCAACCCAACACCTCACGAAAGGAGTCAGAGCGATGAAAGTGTAAGCGGGGCAGCCCGATTGGGCGGAGGGACCGGCCTCCAGGACTCGGCGCAACAAACCCGGCCAGTTCACCAGCCACTACGAATCGAAGGAACGACCCCATGACCACCGAAGCCGCGCAGTTCACGCCACCGAAGGCGCTCGCCGAACTGATCGAAGCGGCCCTGTCGCATGGTCGGTCGTTCATCGTGCAGCACAACAACAGCGGCGACAGCCCGTTCGTGACGTTCCGAGCGAAATGGTTGCCGGAAGGCTGCGATGTCACCACCGAAGTCACGCTGACGTGGCACACGCGCAGCACGGGCACCTACCGACTGTTCACGGCAATCGCCCGCGGCTACTACCAGGACTGGCATGACATCAGCGCGAAGAAGGCTCTGTCGCTCGTCACGGGCGCCTCGTGTTTCTTCCGCCGCGACGTCCACGCCGCCTGACTTCTGACCACCTCCCCCCAAACCGACCGACGCACGCAAGGAAACCAATCATGGGATACACGACGGACTTCGAAGGCTCTGTGACCGTCACACCTCCGCTCAACGAGACCGAACGCGCCTACCTGTTGCGGTTCGCTGATACGCGGCGCATGGACCGCACCAGCGGCCCCTACTTCGTGGATGGCACGGACGGTCAATGGGGGCACGGTCAGGGGCACGACTCCGATATCCGCGACTACAACTGCCCGCCCGAAGGTCAACCCAGCCTTTGGTGCCAATGGGTGCCGACCGAGGATGGGACTGCCATCGAATGGGATGGCGGCGAGAAGTTCCATGAGGCGGACGTCTGGATGCGATACCTTATCGACCATTTCCTTCGCAGTGGCGCGCGCGCCGAGGGGCATCCGGGGTTTGAGGGTTTCACATTCGATCATGTCGTGAACGGCGTCATTCACGCTCAGGGCGAAGATTCGGACGACACCTGGGATCTGGTCGTCACGGACAATGCGGTCACTGTCTACCGCGACGCCGACGCCGCCTGACGAGCGAGGATCAAGCCATGTCTAACGACCAGCTCACCGCCCGTGATCGTGTCCGCCGCTACATGGAGCAGACGCCGGAACAGCGGATCGCAGGGATAAGCAAAGCGTTGGCGGAGTTGACGAAGCCGCACAGCAACGACGAGGGCACAGAGTGACCATCACCCCCGGCCTCGAATGGTTGACCATGGGCGCGAAAGTCGCATACATCACGAGCTTCGGCTATAGCGGGAAGCTTGTCGCCGAAGCCACCGTCGACAAGGTCGGTAAACGTGATGTCCTCGTCATCGTCCACGGGCGCGACGAAAAGTTCAACATCAACCGGACCACTCAACTTCACGGCGCGACATGGTTGCGTCGTGACAGCGGTGCGTGGAGCCGCAGCGACTACCTCGCCCCGCACGATGATCCCACCGTCGAGAAGTACCGAGAAGAGGCGCGGCGCCAAGCGGTTGAGGGCGCTGCACGTGACGCTGCTGACCGGTTCCAAAGCAGCCCGAGCCCGGATGCTGCTCGCGCACTGCAAGCCGCGGTTTCCCGCTACCTCGAACTGAACGACACCGAACAGGACTGACATGGAAGTGACTATTTCGGGTGGGCTCGAATGCGCGCTCTGCCTGTACGGCGCACCGCGTCCGAGGTCCATCGACGACAAGGCCGTGACGATCGTCGCCGGGTATGCACTGTGCGAGGAGCACAAGTGGGAGTTCGGCGACCAGGCGGAAGCGCGGGCGAGCGAACTACTCGTCGAGCACCAGGAGCGGGAACGCGAACGCAAACGCAGGCGGGGCGAGTTGTGACCGCTCATGACCGTCCACCTGACCGCCCGGATTTGGAGGCGTGGCGTCGCCGGCAAGCTCTCCGTTCGTCGAATGCGGCACGACCGATCCCGTCTGGGAAGCAGTATGAGCGGAAGCCGAAACATGAACAGGAACGAGAGAGGCGCGATGGACGGGAAGCGTGAGGAGTCGCACCTTCGAGCGTTGATTGAGCAGCGTAAACGACTCAACGACTTGTCGTATGCGGACATGGTCGCCCGTGCGGAGGCGTCCGGGGAGAAGCTTGGCAAAAGCAATATCGGACGTGTCGCTACCGGCGAGAACCCGTCGTTGAGCCGATCGACCATCTACGGGCTCGCCGCTGGCCTGGGGGTCACGCCCGCGACGGTCGCACGCGCCGTGCTCGCCGACATGGGCATCGTCTTGACCGAGCAGGAATCGGATAGCGAGACCGCGATCCGCACCGATCCAGCGCTATCGGAGCAAGGCCGCCGACTACTGCTGGCCATGCTCGGCGAAATCGTTGATACCGCGCCGAAACACACACGAGAGCCGGAGAAGCGCGATGAGTGAGCTGGACCAGTGGCTGCACGATCAGCATGAGGCTCTCGTCGATGCCATACGCGACAGCCTCGATATCGAAGCAGGGCTTGCCGAGGTGCTGAGCAAAGAACAGGACGAACGAGATGGACATTAGCGAGCTGGCGCGGCTGCTCGACCCGGAAGCCTGGGCGGCCACGTGGTCGACTCTCAGTGAGGCTATCGAGATCCAGACCCGCCGGGAACAGTCCGAGATCTACGCTCGGCGCATCATCGATGGCGGCTATGCGTTGGTGAAGCTGCCGGATGCTGAGCTGGATGGTGCGGGCCAACAGTGCTGGCCCGTGAGTAGTCACGATTCGCGGGCGCGCGTCACCGTGCGCGCGTCGGATGGTCGGATCGTCCAAGACATGGTGAGCAACCCGGTTCCGCGACCTGCGGATGCCCGTTCGCTGGCTGTCGCGCTGCTTGCCGCGGCGGACTATGCGGAGGCGCCCCAAGCGGTCTGAGCCCTGGCATGCCGTCAAAGTGCGCCGCACCATCAACCCTGACCCGGAATAGGACCATGCCTAGCCGCCCGCTGAGTCTCACCATCACGGTATCGCCTGTCACGCATGCTGAATGGGTGCTTGCGTTGCGGTACGCGCCGGCCGCCGCACTCCTGTCAGACCGGGACGGAGACATCTGGACCAAACGCTACGGCCACACCGACGACGGGCTGAACTGGAAGCGGAAGGACGGCGGCTGGGCGAGCCCGGAAGAAGTAGCCCGATACGCGCCGCTCCACGAATTCGACGGAGACAACGATGAGTAAATCCGCATCGTTGCCAAGTCCAAATGCCTGCCGTTGGTGTGATGTTGACCGTGAGTCGCATCTTCAGCGGTGGGCGCCGGAGGTGAAGTGGCATACCTGGGCGGAACCGACCGATGAGCAGCGGAAAGAACGGATGCTGAAGAGAAGGACCGCGTAATGGACCGCCCGCTCCTGTACCTGGATGTCGACGGCCCGCTCAACCCGTTCGCGGCGAAACCGCATCGGCGGCCGGAAGGCTATGAGACGCACCGCTTGTTGCCAGCGTCTTGGGTTGCCCGCTGCACGGAGATGAAGCCGCATCGGAAGGTGAAAGAGCTGCGGGTGTGGCTCAATCCTGCTCATGGCCCGAAGCTGTTGGCGTTGGCTGACCGGTTCGAGCTGGTGTGGGCGACGACGTGGGAGCATGACGCGAACGAGTGGATTGGCCCGCGGATCGGCCTGCCGGAGTTGCCGGTTGTGGAGTGGCAGACGTCGAAGCGGTTCGGGCCTGATTTGACGTTCTTCAAGACCGCGGAACTCGTCGAGCATGCGGCCGGGCGCCCGTTCGTGTGGGTGGACGACGAAATGACTGTCCGTGACCGGCGGTACGTGGAGCGTGAGCATCCTGGTCGGGCGTTGCTGCATTGGGTGGATCCGGCGAAGGGTCTGCTGGACGCGGATTTCGAGGCGCTGGCGGCCTGGGCTGTGCGTCCGGCCGATACGGAAGGGTCGGCGGCGTGACTATGCCCCGAACCCAACTGGTTCGGGGCATAGTCAGGGTAATCGTCGCTGATCGCTCATTGACTCGATGAGGGTAGCGAACAAACGTCAGCGACGATCATGCGCCCGATGTCACTCCAACCCGGCTACACCCAGCCTGGACAGAATCTGCCCCAGGTCGATCCTGGCGCCACCGAGAGTCACCCAGTGAACTTCGGTTACGCCAAGGCTGGCATGGTTCCAATCCCGGTGCTCTTTCCGGTCGAGAGTGATGGTGATTGGCGCGGCAGGGCTGAGCCCGGCAGTCCGGTTGATTTGCGCGGCGAGGTCGCCGGTTATCGTCGCCCTCAGCGCTCCGGATCGAGTGAACTCGTTGAGTTGTTCCAGGGTCGAGATTTCGGCCATTGTGGGGCCTCCTCTGCTCTCACATCGTTGGGTGCGCAGGCTTGCCCGGAGGCTATCGGATCGCACCGACATGTTTCGACACCGCGGGTTTGGGCAAAACTCTTGCCGATTTAAACCCTAGGGTTTAAGCTAGGTTCACACCCACCAAGGAGGACCCAATGCACACCAACCTCGACGCCCGCAACGCCGTCATCACCGCCATCGAAGCCAACGGCACCGACACAGCGTCCCGCGACCAGTACGACATCGACGCCATCGTCACCGAAATCCACACGGCGACCGGCGGATACGACGTGGACGCCATCGAGCCCGCCGAGTTCTGGGCCATCGTCGAGCGCCACCAGCTCGCCACCGTCAACATCGTCATCCTCGACACCACCACCGAAGCGCCCGGTGTCGAGTACGGCTTGGCCGTTGGTGACGCGCCCGCGCTCGACACCGATCAGGTGCGCGCGTTCCTCGACCAGCACGGCGCTTGGAACAACGCCGACACCGACATCTACGCCCTGGTCGTGCCTGAAGACTTGTGGAACGCCGAGCTGTACGGCCGCCCGTACCTGGAGGTCGGCGTGCCCGCCCAGCAGCTCGCCGCACTCAACGACGCCGCGACCGCCTGACTGCCGCCGCTTCGAGATGAGACCGGGGCGTGCTTACCGCCCCGGTCTCGCCTTCATTATCCCTGAGAGGGAAACCAATGCATGACCCGCTCGCCACTTTCGACACAGCGCAGGACTCACAGCTCAATCCGTGGGAATCTCTCGCTCTACACGCCCGCTGGTTGGCCGACGTCGCCGACCGCTGCGCCACTATCGACCCGGCCGATTTGGCGCCGACCGATGATCGGGACCTGCTTGCCGAACTCGATGAACGCGCGCTGGCGATCCGCAGTGTCGTTGCCGCATGCCGACGCGCAACCTGGAGCGCATTGCACGAGGAGACGGGCAACTACTCCGCGGTCGCACGCATGTGGGGTGTGACGCCGCAGAACGTTCGGCAGGCAATCGCCGCGCCGGATCGGCCGCGATGACACGCACTGCCCGCGAGATCCCGTACTGGCGGATGGACGAACCCGCGGGCAAGGTGATCGGCTACTGGCCGGGACGGTTATCCCACTTGTACAGTTTGAGCACCTGTGGTCCGGTGTCGGCGCCAGCGAGGTTTGCTCGGATCTGGTCTCGCATCGTTTCCAGCGCGGCCGGGTCGGCTTTGACGCTGGCGAGGATTCTGGTGGCGAGTTGGCTGGCGAGTTCATTGCTGATATCGGCCCCGGCCTTACCGAGGGCGCTGGCGGTGGACGCGATGCCTGATTGAAAGCCGTTGAGGTAGATGCCCAGTGCAAGTTCGATGTCGATCGGATGGTTCGGGGTCGTGCTGGAATCCATTGCTGCCCTCACATCTCGTGGCCGGTTTGCTGGGTGTTGCTTGACACAGGCAGGATAGGGACAGCCACCGACACTTTATGGTGCGGTGGTCGTTCGCTGTTCGCGGCTGGCTCGGATCGCCGTCACGAACATGTGTACCAGGCGGTCTTCGATCCGTTTCGGCATCGGGCCCAGCTCGGCAGCCTTCTGTTCTACCGCTGCTCGCATCTCGGGACTCGTCATGCTCGCAGATCATGCCACCTTCTTCAGGACATCCGGGTCCACTTCGAGGAGTTGGAGCCGCATCCGGATCCCGTCTGGGTGGTCTTCTGTCCAGTGGGTGTCGCAGGATCGGTCTGGAGAGCCGTACCCGGTTATGAGTGCTTCACAGTCGGCGCACACGGGCTGTTCGATGCTCACGTCGCCCATTCCGGCTGGTAGTCGGGGTGGTTCGCCCATATCGACGCCACAGACCGCGAGGTCGGGCATGGCCAGGGCACCGGGTCGTAGTCGCGGCGGTAGTCGAAGTCGCGGCAGGTCTCACAGGCGCCGTTCTGCTCGCGGTGTTCGCCAGCCTTCCTACCGACAATCGCCCGCATTGATGCTACCTCACGTAGCACGCGTGCAGGGTCACCGGGCAGCGGCCACGGGTCGGGGTGCTTCTTCCCGAAACTGGCTGGCAGCCACCGGCGGACGAACAACACAAGGCTTTCTGACGCGCTCTGCTCCGCGGCAGCAACCTCGTGCGCCCATTCCTCGTCTTCAGCTAAGCGTGCTTCGATGAACTCTTCGATCCGCGTCATTGCTCCCCGCTTGGGTAGATGTACCAGTTGTTGCATCCGTCGCTGCCCCACCAGAGGCCGCGCGCGCCAGGTGGTTCCTGGTACCAGGTGATGTGGTCGGCGTCGTCGCTGGAGTTCTTGTGACTGTTGGCTTCCGCATACTGCTTCGCGGCGTCGATGCTGTCGAACATGCCGGGTTCGGGTTGGCTACGCCACGTGAGTCGGTAGCCGCTCATGGTGTTGGTCCTCCCGCAGCGGATTTCCTTCGATCGGCAATGAGGGTCAGCGCGGCGAGCAGGTCATCGTCTCCTGGAAAGATGAAGTTTCCGGCCTCGTCCGTGATGTGCCACTCCGGCACCGGATCGCTCGACTCCCACACCTCGTACTCGCCGAATTGTCCGATGCACTCCAGGCTGCTCATGGTGTTGATCCTCCCGGCCAGACTCCAGGGTGTACATGGATGGACTCGAAGCGGTCGAACTCGTCGACCTCGACCTCCAGGGCCGCTGGGTATCGCTTCCCGTCGTACGGGTCTGTGACCGTAACCAACACATCCCCGTGAATCGACTGGAGCTTCTGCAACGCCTCGATCAGGTCCGACAGCCGCGGCCCGTTGTTGTCGGTGTAGCTCATCGCCCGTCCTCGTCGTCCGGCCAACTGCAAACGTGGTCATGGCATGCCGGTCCGATGAAGCACATATCGCAGTACACGGGATGCTTCGTGCCACACCGGGAGCAGGGCGTCGTCCGCCACTTCGGGATGTAAGTCACGCCGCATCATCCTTGCCTGCGGGGCCTTCGAGGAACGTGCCGAACGTGGTGGCGCCGCCGCCTGTTCGGCCGGTGTTGTGGAGGACGGTGCCGGGCTCGCCGAACTTCATGGCCTTGACCTGCGGCCAGCTGAACGCGCGCGGCTTCTCGACAGCCTCAGCGAGTTTCGGCGCCTGGCCCATGCGGAGGAGTGCACGCACGACGGTGCGGTGTTCGTGTACGTCGGCCCTCAACCCAGGGTGTGCATCGAGCGCGTCGACGAGATGTCCTGCGGCGGCTTGGAGTTGCGCGAGATCGCTGCGAAGCCGGTCATTTTCTCCGCATGCCTTCTCGCATTCGAACTCCAAGCGCGGCATGATGCTCTCGTACCGGTCGAACGCCTTCTCATACCAGCGGATTTGCTTCCGCAGCTTCTTCTTACTCGGCATCAGTTCACGCCCTTACCGCGCGCGAATCGGTCGACCGCTTCCATCAAGGTCAGCTCGTTCACGAGGGTGTCGTCGTACTGGCCGGTCGTTGCGTATGCCCCGACGTCGATCGCCGCGAAGTACCGCAACCGCGCGGGAAGGCGGTGCGCGACCCACTGGCAGGTGTCGGACACAGTCCGATAGCGCCACGAGCGGAAACGGAGAGTGATGTCGGCCGCGCATTTTTGAAGGCTGGTCATTCAGAATCCTTGGTCGGTGAGGTACGCGTCGAGGTCGATGAACGCGGCCAGGTGCGGGCGGAGGACGTCGGCGCCCGCGGGTGTCGGTCCTGTGACGGCGTCAGCGGATGGCAGTGGCTTCCCGAGGGTTTCGCGGATGGATCGCCCTGTCCGCCACGACTCCAGGACCACGTCCGACATCTTCACGCGGTTTCCCGATCCGCGGTAGCCAGCGCATATTCCAGTTCGCTGTTCAACCGGTCGATCTCGGCGTATGCGGCACACAGTTCCGGGCTCACGTCGCTCAGCCGGTCGAATGGGTTGTCCCACCGCGAGTGTTTGCCCGCGTAGAACTTCTCGATCTCCTCCGCCGACACAGTGCGTTCGACCGCAGCAGTCTGCGGCAGGTCCTGCGGCTGTGTGACGATCTCACGCATTTGCCCGATGTCGTACTGCGTCCAGAACTTCGGCCGATAAGTGTGCACCGTCCAATGCCCGTGGTTCTCCCGGAACATGGTCAAACTCACCAGTTCTGGCGCGGTCCAGCGTTGTTCGTCGAGCAGTGCGCGGATGTCGCCGGTGAAGTTCGCGACATCAGCGATGTAGACGCATCCGATCGGCGCGGCGTACGGTGTTGGTTCCCAGCTGAAGCTTTCAGCGTGGGCGCCGACTTTCTGGATGAAGTCGTAGACATGGGTTTCGCCGAGGCCGCCGACGGTGAGGAACATGGTGGTGCGGCAGTCGAGAGATGCGAGCCAGGCTGCGCGGCTGCGTTCGGGGAGCAGGCCCCATGGGATGGCCGCAGTGTAGCGCACGTTCTGCATCTCGTATGCGGCTTGCGCTTCCCGCCAACGGATCGTTTCGATGTTGCTCATTGGCTTGGGGTGCGCGCCCCGGTTCTGCGTTGACGCGGTGATCATGCTGCTTGCTCCGATCGGATGCGCAGCGTCTTAAACCAGACGCGTTCACGGTCTGGCGTCGCGTCCAGGCCGCCAGCTTCTACCTTGGCTTCGTCTGGCATCCCTTCGCATGCGGCGACAACGGCCCGCAGATCACCGAGCTTCATCGCCGCACCGGATGCGCTGAACCATTTCTCGCTGACTCGGGTTTCGTAGGCTTCCACGCGGATGCTCATGCGGGAAGCTCCCCACGTTCCGTGGCAGCGTTCAAAACGTCACGCAACAGCACCGCGTCACCGATCGGAAGCTCATACGGGTGCCCGTTTTCGGTCGAGCGGGGCGCGTCATCGCGGACATGCAGGACCAGTTTGGTTTCCGGCGTGTAGTCGCGAATCTGAGCGGAAATCGTCTCGCCATAGATGGTGAGGGTGTCGTGCAGGTGTTCGTTCATCGAATCAGTCATGCTGCTTGTTCTCCAGAGGTGTTGACGTAGAACGATTCGAGTGTGCGGCCGGCAAGTGCGGCCATCCGGCGGAGAAGCAACTGGGTGCTGTCGCACGGCCAGCTGACGACATGCACCCGGAACCTCTCCAGGTCCATGCCGCGGAGGTAGCTTTCTTCGATAGCGACAACAGGCTGGCGGATGCCGTGCGTGCGCGCGTACCGCTCGCCTTCCCAGATGGATTCGGCGATGATCAGGTCCCGTATGCAACCCTGGCAGTACTTGTCGGCCAGGTTGCGCACGGGCTGGCGTCGGCAGTACCGGCATTCCGGGCGCCAATCACTGTCGGTGCTGTACACCCAGCGTCTGGTTTCCGGGTTCCAGCCGAAACGCTTGTAGCGGATGATGTTGTCTTGGATCGGCGCGGCGGGATCGAAATCCCGAATTCGCATCACCGTGACCGGCAGTGGTACGCGGATCTCGGGGCACAGCTCCACATCGAGTCCGGGCACGGGCATGGTTTCGCCGTGCCGTGGCCCGCCGATGAACTCGATCTCGTTCGACTGGGGCCGCCACATCATGTCGATAATCGCCGGGGCGGTCGACGACAGTGGGGGCCGCTCCTCGTGCCGCATGTCGGCACGGTCGACCTGCACGCCGGGAAAGTGTCGCGCGACTTCGACTTCGAAGTAGTCGAACAGTCCGTCGTAGTAGCGAACACCTATCGGAGAGGTGGCGGTGACACGCATGCTCCGGAGTCGGTTGACGGTCTCCATGTCGATGATCGGGGACGATGCAGGCCCCCCACCGCCCCGACTGCCGGAGATCCTGCCGCCGCTGCGCCAAGCCTGCGGCGGAATGCCAACCAGCCCCGCGAACCTCTCGTTGATTTCCTCTAGCTGCTGCCGGAAGGCCGCCAAGCCGTTGGGCGCCTGTGCTGGCGGCTCGAATTCGCCTTCGAACGTCGAGCCGGGGCACAAGACCTGTGAGTCGTCGTCGGCGTACCGGTATTCGGGGTCGACGTACCCGATCGACCGCATTTCCCGCATGCGTCGGGTGATGGCGAGCCCATGCCACGGCTCACGGCACCATTCGTGCGGGCATTTGTCTTGGTTGACGTTGTAGTCGTAGCCGCTGCGCCGGTCGTAGTTGGCGAGTTGCGCGTCTACGAGTTCGTCGATCGCGTCGACAATGTCACGGTCACTCACCGCCGTTCACCTCCGTCAGGTCGAACAGGTTGGCGCCGCCCCATGGATCGTCACCTGGGTCGTTGTATTCGGGTCCGAGAGAACCGAGGATCGCGTCGACGTCGATCGGCTGAGCCATCGCGCGCGCCAACTCTTCCTGGACTGCCTGCGCTGTGTCCGGCTCACCTGCTCGCCCTGGCGCTTCAACCCATTCCGCGTACTCACTCCAGGTCATGCCGAGGTATTCATGTAGCGGCATGCCCCCGCCGGCGCCGTTGTGCCAGGCGTCGACCCGGTCATCGATTTCGTCGTCAGTCATCGGCGTCCTTCGCGCTCCTGGTGAATGCGACTTCCGACCAGTTAGGGCAGTCTTCGTAAGCAAAGTGTTCGACCGTGAATCCGTGTTTCATTGCCAGCAGGTCGACTTGCGGGATGTTCGCGGTGTGGACCTGGACGGTGAGGTTTTCCGCGCGCACCGATGCTGCTGTCCTGAGTTGTGCGTCGAGTGCACCCATTTCCCAACCGGCAACATAGGCGGTGTCGTCGTGGGGTCCGCCGTTGCTTTTCACCGTGACGAACGGCATGAAAAGCTCGTAACCGCCTTCTTCTTCGCTCACGCTTCTATTGTCTCGCCCGAGTCAAACTCGAAATTCGAGCGCAACCGGTGACCCGCGAAAGATGAAGCGACCCTTAATGGCCCGCTAGACTTGACGAGCGGCACAAGCCGCGGGCAAGAAAGGAACCGATGGCCACCTACACCGAGCAAGAGAACCAGTGGACAGTCACCCCGAAGATCTCGGGGGAAGTCCAGACGAAAGTTCCCCTGGTGCTCGAATGGGAAGCGGACTACGCTTCCGTGTCCGACGACTACACCACGCGCGAGATCAGCGCGTACGAGATGTTCCAAATCTGGGCGAAGAAGGTGGAAACCCGGCACGGCGACACCATCCCGATCTTCTGGGTGCTCCTCGGCGAGCGCGCACCGTTCTGCGAGCAGTACAGGAATGCCCATAAGGCCGAATACGGTGAATACGAGGATTTCACGTCGTACTACCGGCGTCCGGTCAATACCGAAACCGGAGAGCCGGTCAACTGGGCGCGCATCCCGGTTGCAGTTGGCACATGGGCGCCTGGGGAAACGAAATCCAAGAGCGATTTCATTGTGACAGCAACGGGTTGGGTGCCGTCGCCGCTTCAGTCGTCGGTGTCGCTCGCTTTCCTGATCGACTGCGCGAATGCTCAGGCAGCCGCGAACGGCTACGACGAGTAGCCCTGCCCTGTCGGTGCCGCACGCGGGCGGTGGTCATGCACCTCCCCGCGTGCCCGGCTGCCGGACTCGTCTTCGGCGAGCATGGTCGGGTGGCGCAGGCCGGCAGTCCGTCACGCCGCCCGCTCTTCACCGCCGTACCACGCTCGAAGCGACCGAACATCTTCCGCAGAAACGTCCATGCCCGCGAGCTTCAGAATCGACATATCGGTCTCGATCGACGGTTCCGGGATCGGGTTCGCCGCAATAAGGGCCGCAGCCTCCTCGTTGCCGTCCACGGCCAACGCCAGCAGGTCTCCGTACATGGTGATGGCCGTGGAGATCATCGCCTCAACGCTGGGAGGCCCGAACAGCGCGCGTAGAAGCGGGTCGCCTACGCATCCGTCGATCAGATCGGGGTGGCTTGGGCGCCCACACCAGCAGCGACTGCACCCTTCTATGGTCACGCTTCAGCCCCCCGCCACTTGGCCCGCAGTCGGCGATCCCACTCCTGTTTGCATGCACGTGCACGGTCGGGATCGGGTGTGAGCATCGCGGAAGCAAGCAACTCTTGGTCGGTCAGGTCGGCGAGATCCGCTGTCGACGCCCGCGATTCGCTGTAGGCGCGCTCGTGGTCGACGTTCCCGAGGTACCAGAGCTTGCAGCCGCGGCCGTTCTTGTGGAACACGACCCCCTTGCCGGGTTCGATTGTGTACGAGTACCCCATGTAGCGGGGTGCCCCGGCTGGGTCGATGCGGTCCGCCCAGAACCGCATCCGTTTCGCCAACGCGGCTTTGGCGTCTTCGCTGCCGTACATGCGGCAGCCAATCCATTGGGTGGTCATGTAGGTGTGTGAGGCGCAGCCGCGGCAGATGAAGTACACGCGAGCTTCCTGAACGTCGGGTTGCCGCACGATGACTCGCCCGCGGGCGTCGAGCATTTGCGTTTCGAACACCATCGAGACGACTTCCCAGTTGTGCGGGCACGTGCGGGGTGCAGCGAAGCTGATCGGGATCCCGTTCACTCGGCCTCCTCCGGCTGCCATTCGGTGACGTACCGCCGCATCACGTGGTCGTCGCTGGTGTCCATGACCGCGTAGGCGACAAGCCGTTCCGCACCAGTCGGCAGCAGCCCGGCGGCGGCGAGAGCGTCGACTACGTCGGCGGCTACCTCCCCCTCGCGGCCCGCACCGATCCAGGACGGCGCGATGATCTCCAACTGCTCGGCGAGCGCTATCTCGTAGCAAGCGCGGATATCCTCGGGGGTCACTCGATTACCTCGGTTCGTTCGTTGCGGCGCTTGGTCAGGCCGTAGATGTTCGCGGCGCCGTACGTGAACGCGGACAACAGGAACCACCACTGCCGGGTCGCGACCGCGTAGGCGATCCACAGGAACTGCACGGCGAGACCGATGAGCGGGCCGACGAGCGACTGAGACCGGTACACGAGCACCAGGCCCGTGACGCCGATCGTTGTGAGCGCGAAACTCCACCACAGCGAGATCATGCGGCCTCCGCCTGTTCTGCGACTGCGACGCCGTACAGGACGTCGAAGGCCATCACGGTCTCGCACCTGGCAATGTCGAAGACCTCGACGACACGCAGAGAAATGCCGTCCAGAGTCACTACAGCACAGAAACGCTCATCCACGACCGGGAGCGGAAGCGGGGCTGATGCGAACTGCGCGCCTTGACCTGCGGCGCGCATGGACCGGTCGATGTTCTTCGCGAGCACATCCATTGCGGGCACGATGAACTTGTCACGGAAGTCGTTGAACGGCAGCGTCAGATCTTCTGACGTCACCGCGAACGCTACGTCGGCAACGGTATTCAACTGCACCGAGATCGTCTCGTCCTCAGTGCCGGCCTTGCGGACCTCGACGGTGTCGCCAGGCTTGTGGGGCCCGAACTGGGTGCAGGCATCGACGTTCAACGGCTGCTTGATCAGCTCACGCATGGTGTTCACGGATGCCTTCGCGATTGCGTCCACGCCAATTATCAGGTCGGTCATGTCGCTCTCCCTTCAATAGATTCAATCAACAGATGCGCATAGTCAGATACCGACACACTTCTCACGCCGCCACCTCGATCAGGTCGATCAAGCACGCCACCAGCGCGCCCACAGCAGCCATCAGCAACGCGAACTTCACGTCCAGATGCCGAACCACGCACGCCAACACGAAAAGCGCCGCGGGCACCGCCAGCCACAACAAAGCGACCTGCACAGGAGTCACGCCGCCACCGCCGCTGGTTCGCCGACCACATGCCCGAGGGATTCCGCGACCGCGGCGCCGAGATCGCGTGCAGCAGGAGGAGTGACCGCGTTGCCGCACAACCGCACCTTCTCGCGCTTGTTGCCGAGAAGCGTGTAGTCGTCAGGGAAGGCCATACCGCGCTTGATCTCGTCCGGGGTGAGCATGCGGAACATGCAGTCCTCGATATTAGGAACGGCGGTCGTCGCGAGCGCGTGATGGTTGCCCGCGGCAGCGAACGTGTCCAACGGATCCCGCACGGACTTCGGGGTGTTGTTGTTCCGCAACGGAACCACGAACGCATACCGGTCGTGAGTCGTCATCGTGCGATCCGGTTCGCTCGTGGTAGCCGCGTTGCCGTTGCCGTAATACGGCACCAGAAGCCCGGTTTCGTTGCGGGCGGTTTGGGTCCGCAACGGCTCCCGCACATGCCCAGCGACCTTCCCGTCACGACCCTCCACCGGAATCAACAGTCCTTCAGACTCGCGAGTCGTACGGGTCCGCATCGCCTCCGTCAACGGATACGCGGTCTCGTTCCACGACCCACCCGCAGGCACCAACAAGCCGTCCGCTGACCCATAGAACTTGCTCAGCCCGGCACAAATACGGGCCATCGTCTTCTCCGCCAACGGCTTCACACGGTCACCGATCCGCTCACCAGGCAACGTCCAGTCAATCGCCGACGCAGCAGGCAACCAACCAGGTTCGATCACCGAATTACGGCACTTCACACGCGGGCAACGCCACACATACTGGGCCCGGTAACGGCCCCACGGCTCCCGATCGGGACGCTTCCACGACTTCACCGCGTACACCCACTCATCGCAGGTCACACACCAGGCGCGCGGGCGCGTCCACTTCTCCAAATCCGGCGCCCGATTCCCCTTCGGCCACGCCACCGCATACCAGCGATCCCGAGACTGCGGCGCCGGCACTCCCCCAGCCTGGGCATGCATCGAGTTCATGAACACAAACCGGATCTCGTACCCGAGCAGACCCCAGGCTTGCCGCCACGCCGGGAACATCACCCACTGCATGACGTCGACAACGTTCTCCACGATCACCGCCCGGTACCGGTGAAGCTCGGTGAACCGCAACACATCCCACATCGTCGCCCGCGACCGCTCGGCAGCCTCGTCGGGCAGGATCTCCCCGAACAGGTCCGGCTGCCGGTCACCGGCCGCGGCACCATGGTTGCGTTTCTTGCCCGACGCCTGACTGTGGTGAGTGCAGGACGGCGACGCCCACAAGATGTCCGTGCGCGGCGCCAACCGCGGGTCATACTGCGAGATGTCGGCGCACTTGTGGTCGGCGCGCGGGTGATTCGACGCGTGTGTGTCGATCGCCAGCTGCCAATGGTTCATCGCGAGGACCAGTTCGAGGCCGGGCACGTCAGCCAGTCCGGTCGACGAACCACCGGATCCGGCGAACAGGTCGGTCACCGTGAGCGTCATGCCGCCACCGCCTCAACGGCGGTTTCGGCGGGAGTCAGTCGGGCAGGCAAATCAGGAACCTCATTCTTGAGTCCGCAGGAGGCGGTAGGAGCGACTTTCAGGGCCGTCTGGTATCCGAGTGGCCGGGAGAGGGTTTCGGTGGGCTGTAGCGGCATATAGAGGCCGGTCGGAGAAAACTGCGTCCGCCACGAATTGCGTACGCCATACGCAGTTGTTTTGGTCTTGCTGCTGTCCGTTTGCCGACGAGTCTGGTTGGGTTGAGTTGAGTATCGATGTGTTGTCAATCTGGTTCTTGCCCTGGCTGGTAGTGGACGCGTTCGGCTTCGAGTAGTGCTGATGCGGCGTTGTATTCGCGGTCGTTGCCGGCGAGGAGTGGGAGGACGTCGTCGGCGCGGAACATGGGCGGTTTGAGGTGGGGCCAGTGTCGGGCGAAGGCTTCGACGACGCCGACGATTACTGCGCCGTTGCATGGTGGTGGCGTGACGGTCACTGCGACCGCCTTGCCTGGTCGTAGTAGTCGGGGTCGGAGGGCATCCACGGAAGGATGTGGGAGAACTGGAGTTTCGACGGCCAGTCGCGTTCTTCTCGGGCGCCTCGCCAGGACACGACGTCGACGATTTCGGCGCGGCCTTTGCCGGGGTCGTCGGCTGCGCGGGCGAGCCCGAATCCGAATTCGCTCCAGCGCAGCCACAGGCTTGCGCCGATGGGCGACATGTTGCGGCGTCCGTCGCCTGTGGTGGATTTGCCTGCGTGGGCTTCGGTGAGGAGCGCGAACCCGTACCGTTCGCGGAGTCCGTCAAGCACCCAGACAACGTCTCGCGCGGGCTGCTCGTCGTTGGGGTTCATGCGGTGGAGTTTGTAGAGCGGGCCGAGGACGAGAAGGTCGGGGTTTGTGTCGGCGATGGCGCGTTCGAGCCATGCAGCGTCGTCGCCTGCGCGGAGGTCGATGCCGGCGGGGCGGACTTCGATGCTCATCGACTCGTTCCAGTCGACTGGTTGGAGTCCGTGGTTGGTGCGCCGGTCGTTGACCATGCGGGTGACCCATTTGTAGCGGCGCCGGGATTGGGACGGGCTGTTCTCGCAGTCGATCACGAGGACGCGCGCCCGGTATCCGTCTGAGCCGAGGAGGTTTCCGGTGAACGGGTGAAGTCCCGCGGCGAGGGTGGTCGCTATTTGTGTGCAGAGGACACTTTTGCCGCCGCCTTCGGCTCCGGTGAGGACGATGCGGTCCATGCGTTCGAGGAGGCCGGGGACGATCCAGTTGTGGTGTGAGGGTTGGGCGAGGAAGTCGCCCATGGGTGTTGGTGGGTTGCTGGTGGGGTCGGCGGCGATTTGTTCGGCTTCGTCGCATGCGCGGCGGGTGGCGGCGATGGCGTCGTCGATGTCGGCGCGGTCGGCGCCTGAGGTCCAGGCGCTGTCCATGCGTTGGGCGAGGCGGATGCCGGTTTCGGAGAGTTTGCGGGCGGCGGAGAGGTTGCGGATGCGTTCGGCGAGGACGGGCACGGAGGCGGGAACGGCGGCGGCTTGCTGGGCTTCGAAGAGCGCGACTGGTTGGATCTTGCGGCCGACGAGGCCACGGTTTTGGGCTTCGACGAGGACGGTTGCGGGTTCGATGGGTTTGCCGTCGGCCATGAGACCGCGGATGACGGCGGCTGTGTCGCGGAAGACGGGGGTGTACCAGTCTTCTGGCCGGATGCCGAGGAAGTGGGTGGCAGTCTGTTCGGGGGCGAGCATGACGGCGCCGATGACGGCTTGTTCGGCGGTGTAGTCGTAGGTGAGGTTCTCGGTCATGGCGTGGCCTCAGATCTCTTGCCAGTTGGGGTTGATGGGGCGCCGCGGCTGCTGGTAGTTGTCGCCGGAGACTGCGCGGAGGGGGGTGCTCCAGTCTTTCCAGGCGTGGTCGTTGAGCCAGGTGCGTGCGAATTGCACGTAGCGCCGCTTTTCGGGGTTGTTCATGAGCTGCTGGGTTTCGGGGTCTGCGGCGAACCGGGCTGCTGCGTCGATGACGGCTTGGGGGTCAGCGCCGCTGCTGATGGCTTCGTCCCAGGCTTTGCGAGCGTCGTCGCGTTTGGCGTGTTTGGGGTAGGCGTCCCAGAACTTCTCGAAGAGGTCTGTTTCCTCGACCGTCTGTGCGAGGTCGGGCACGAGGGCGAGGAGCGGTGACTGACGCGGTTCGCGAACGCGCTTTGCTTCTACTAACGCTTCATTAACGCTTTGTCGGACACTGAGTCCGGGGGTTTTGGACTCAGTGTCCGGTCCTTTTGGACTCAGTGTCCGGTCCTTTTTGGACTCAGTGTCCGGGGGTGTGGCGGTCTTTCTGGTGAGCTTGCGTGGCGTGCGCTGTACTTCGCCCTGGTCGATCGTGCGCGTCAGCACCAGGTTCCAGACGAGAGGTCGTTCATCCTTGGGGAGGTGGGCGACGAGGTCGGGGTTTCCGGGCCGGATCAGGCCGAGCGCCTTGAGTTTGTCGAGCGAGCGCCGGATGGTTCGGTCGGTGAATCCGGTCCGGGAGGCGAGCGTTTCTTGCGACAGCCAGACACCTTCGCCGTGTTTGCCCGCGGCGTCGGCCATGATCAGCAGGACGCATTTCAGCGTCCCGTCTTCGATGAGTACTTTGCGTGCAGCCCATCGGGTCGCTTGAATGCTCACGCAGCCCCCTGCCCGTAGTAGGAGCGGATGATTGCGGTGATCGCCGCCGGCGTAATCGGCTCAGCGTTCCCGGCTTTGAAGTAGTCGTCGATGGCGTGGACGAGGTCCCAGTCGGCGACTGCCCCGTTCCAGGTCCATGCGCGGTGGGCTTCGGCGAGCCACACGGGTGCGTCACGCGCGTCGATGGTGTGCCCGTAGTGGGTTGCGATGTCGCGGAAGAGGTTCTGAATGTGCGCCGCGGTCATCTGGGTGATGCGGCGGTCAGATGGTAGAATCATGGTGTATGGCCCCTCCCATGGGCCGTATGCCGACCGCACTCCTACGGTTCGGCGTCACGCATCCGGTAATGCGTGAGACTTTGTTCAGCCCCCCATGTGGCAGTGGGGGGCTGAACTGCTTTAAGGGCTCAGGCGCAATGCGTATTTTCGCGTGCCTCAATTGCTTTCAGCCTATTCGGCTTGTCCAACCGGCTTTCCTGTCGTCCTGCCGCCTTCTGTGCGGCTATTTCCGCACGTCGACGTGCGTTGGAGTTGCGGCGGCAGATGCGGCAGTACCGGTTTCCGCGATCGTCGCGGCCGGTGTTTTCTGGGGTGTACTGGTGGCCCTTGACGCACACAGGGCGGTCAGCGAGTTTCACTCCCATGGCTTGCCAGTTCGGCTGGCTGTGCGGGTGGTCGATGTCGATCCCGTCCCAGGCCAGCGGTGGTGCGTGCATGAGTTGCTGCGAGCGTTCGACGCTTTTGGGGCTCGGACCTGGTGTGCCGGACAGCTCGTCGTAGAGGTCTCGAATCTGCGCCCAGCGGGTGTAGGTCATGTAGCCGGATTTGATGGATTCGTTGAGCTTGTGACGGCTCGACATACCGAGGCGTGACGCCAACATTTTGGTGGGCCACCCGATGGCTGAGAGCGCACGGATGCGGCGCCGGGCGCCTACAGTAAGCACCCAATGTTGGCGAGGGTCGGGCAGGTGGTTGACGGCAAGGATTCGTCCGGCCAGCGGTACACGCACCACTTTGGTTGTGCCGTCCACAATGAATCCGATTGACCGCGAAGAGCATTCAGCTGCGCGTGCGATCATCGAGTCGGTGAGTCCGAGGGCTTTCAGCTCAAGGATGTGCGCGAGGATGGGTGTGGCATCGACGACGGAAGGGATTCCGTTGAGTTTCCGCCATTCGTACAGCTTGTTCAGCTTCGATCGGTAGCTGAGCTGGCTCATGCTGCCGCCTCTCGAATCTTCTTACGGTGACGAACCAATGCCCGGTCTGCGGTCTGCGGGGTCATGTTCATGGCTTTGCTGAGCCGGGGATAGGTCCAGCCGTTGGAGACCGCGTGGTCGAGAACCGCTTGGCGTTCGGCCTTCGGTATGTCGCCTCGGTGTTCGCCAGCGAGGATGCGTTCTACCAAAACGAGGTCGGGTTGTTCGCCGCTGTCGCTGGCGCTCATGTCCGGCTGGTGGTCGGGATGGTCGATGTCGCGGCCTTCCCACGCGAGCGGTGTCGCGTAGCCGCGTTTGCGGGCCTTCAGTTCACCGAGTCGGCTGGGACCTGGTGTGCCGGACAACTTGTCGTAGATGTTCTTGATCGCTTGCCAGGTCTCGAAGAAGACCCAGCGACGCTGCGCGTACAGGCCAACTTGCCTAGGGGAAACCGTGAGGAGTGCTGCGATGTCGTCGTGGCGCCACCCGATTGCGCCAAGTGCTTGGATTCGGCGTTGAGTGCCGACACTGGGCACCTTCATACCGGTTTGGCTAGGCACCGGAACATGCGTGACCGACATGATTCGAGCGGCGCAGTCGATCGTGGTCGTTTCGTAGCTTTCGTGGCGGATATTCCACACTGCCTTCTGGTCGATTCCAGCGGCAGCCGCGATCGCGAAGTCGCTGAATCCCCATGCGCGGAGCTGGCGGGCATGGGCCGCGGGCCGCGCGGCTGGAACCATGCGGGGGATCCCTCGCGCCTCGCGGAGTCGTGCTCGTTTCTGCGCCTTCGGTTTCCCGAGCCGCGGCTGGGTCGACTTCCGGCGCCCCACGGCGGTGGGCTGTCTCCACTCAAGTTCGTGACGCTTGCTCATGCTGCTTTGCTTTCGGTTGCTCGTGCGATGGGCCAATCGGCACGGACGTCCTCGAACGGCCGGTCGTTGCGGCGGAGGTAGTCGATGAGGCTGTGCGCCTGTTCGCGGTACCAGCTCTCTTGTGCGCGCATCAGATCTGATGCGGTGTAGGCGGCAAGCTCGGGGAAGACGCGCGGCAGCTTCCACGCCAGCCGTGCCGCCGCGGTCGCATCCGCTTGCGCATCGTGGGCGTCATCCAATCGGATGCCGTAATGGATGCACACTGCGGACAGCTTCCGGGAACCCTTGCGGTACTTGTCGTAGTGCTTGTCCAGCACAAAGCCATCCACCACGAGGCCGCGGACCTCGAAATCGGGTGCATGCGTGGCCAACAGGCTGAGATCGAAGCTGCCGTTGTAGACAGCGACGCATCGGCCCTCAGCCCAGCAGGCGTACAGCTCGGACACCACTTCCGACACCACATCCGCGTGCGGACGGCCATGCTTCTCGACGTACTCATCGGTGATGCCGTGTACCTCTGTGGATGCCGGCGGGATAGGGATGCCGGGATGCGCGATCCAATTGCGCGCCCGGACATCCCCGCCGTCGATGCGCACGATGGATGCGGTGACGATGCGGTCGGACTCGACCGATATTCCCGTCGTCTCCAAATCGAAGGCCGCGAGGGGCATGGTTGTCCAACTAGTCAAAGGTTGCTCCGATCGCGTCGAGGATCGTTTGGCCTGGCTTGATCGGCACTGCGCGATATCCGTTGCGCTGGTTGGCGTAGCGGAGGGCTGCGAGTTCGTCATCGAAGTAGGTGACTTGGTAGCAGTCGCCGCCTTCCCCGGCCCGCTTCCCCGCTTCTGGGAACACGAGCCAGGCGCCTGCCTCTGGGGGATCGAGGTTCACAACGTTCACGGCTCACGCCTCCGGGTCCGGCGGGAACATGCCACCGTCGGCGGCGTCCTCGTAGTAGGCGGCCGGCGCGTCGGTCACCCCGTCGTCGACGAGTTCGCCTTCCAAGACCGGGTCGGCTTCCACCAAGGCAGGTGCCGTGAACTCCTCCTGCTGAACCCGCTTGGACTCGACGACCTTCGCGTCGTTGCGGATCTCGGTGGACGTCGGAACCCACTTCGCGAGCTGCCGCACCGCGGACTTGAGCCACATCGCGGCCTCATGCTTCTGCCACGGCGAGTACTCGGAGTTCGAGCCCTGCGACGATTCCTTGATCCGCTTGATGTCGTGGCGGTTCAGCACGACAACCTTCGAGTAAGAGCCATCCTTCATCCGCGCGTACGCATAGACGAGACGCAGCTTGCCGCGGTCTTCGGAGTCCCAGTCGATTTCGTGTTGCGGGTACTGGTCACGTCCGGGGTGGTAGGTGAACCGGTCGTTGGAGTACACGCATTCGGCAACAACGGACGAAACGAAGCCCGCGTTGTAGATGAGCTTGATGATCCCCCGGTAGCCAGGGATGCCGAGGATTTCCAGGCGGCCCTTGACCTTTCGGGGCGTAAGCCAAAATTCCTCCGTCCCTGGTTCGAGGCCGAGGCGGGCGGCGTCGAGCAGGGCGGCCATGAAAACGCCGGGGTTGTTCATGGCTGCGATTTCGAGTTCGTAGTAGTCGCCCTGCTTCTTGCCCTTCTTCAGGGCGCCTTGCGCGATCCTGACCCAGGTTTCGGGTCGGATGTGGGAGGGCATGACCTGCGCGAAGTCGCCCTGGTATTGGGCGATCATTCCGCGCGGCGAGTGGTCCTGTTTGGCGACGGCCTGAGAGGTTGAGGTGGTCATGCTGCTTCTCCGTGGTGAAGTTCGGGGCGTTTCCGGGTTTGGGTGACGAAGGGTGTGCCGCCTCGTTTCTGTTGGCGGCGGGCGATGTTGACGCCCCGGAATCGGCCGTAGCGTCCGTCACCGATTTCGTGCGCGAGTTGCGCTGTGGCGCCGATGCGTTCGGCGATGGCGTCGGCTTCGGCGTCGATCGCGTTGAGGTAGCGGAGTGCGGTCGCTTCGGTCAGTTCGACTTCTTCGTCAACGATGTCGGGGTTGAGCGCTCTCACCGTCTGGTAGGTGGCGGTGTGCCGATCCAGGTCTGGCGGTTGCGGTCGACCGCCGGTTGGGAGGCTGTCCATGAACGCGGTGACGCGCTGGCGGATGTCTGCCGCTTCTTTGGGGTCGTAGTGGACGACGTATTCGCGGAACGACAGGTAGGCGCCGAGCATCGCGACGTGCGCGGTCCGGGCGCCGATCGTGTCCATGGTCCACATGACCTGGGCTCGGTAGCCGACCGGGATTTCGTCGGTTCCGGGTTCACCCCACTCGGTGTCGGAGTCGGCGTCGGTCTTCCACTCCCCCACACGGATCTCCAGCCCGGCGCGCGTGGGTACCCAGATGGCAGCGTCTGGTGACGCGATCTGCCAGGTGCGCGCACGGTGTTGCCAGGTTCCGGTTTTGCGGACGGTCCAGTCGGGGTGCTGGTCGGCGAACCATGCGGCGATGGCAGGTTCGAGGTAGTGGCCGCGTGCTTGTTCCTCGGTCTGTTCGAGGTCTGGGATGTGTCCGGCCATCTTGTGCCAGATGGAGAACGGGGATTCCCACCGCGACAGGCCAAGCACCGCTGAGACTTTCGACGCGCTCATGCGTGACCACCATTCGGGTGACCCGGGTTCGATGATGTCGGCAAGTTCGATGCCGTCGAGTTCACGAATCACCATGTGCTCCAGAGGGTTCCGCTCCAGTCGAGGAGCCAGGCGAGAGAGCCGAGGAGTGCCCCGTAGGCGATGACGGAGACGGCGGCGATGACGTGTTCGATGAGGTTGCGCATCAGGGGCGCTCCACGTCCTTGATGCGGCGGCGCAGAGAGGTAATCTCAGCGTCCTGCTGCTGCACTCGGCGGGCGAGTTCGGTGACGAACCGAGCAAGGTCGGTCACCGACTGTGCGGCTGCCGAGTGGTCGGAGAAGTCGGTCCAGCCGACGCTGTCTTGCGCGCTGAGGGCGCGTTGGACGAGTGAGGTATCGTGTGGTTTGGACATGCCACGTGGTCGCTTTCGTGGTAGGTCAGCCCGTCTCCCATGCCAGTGGGGGACGGGCATTTTTCGTATCGGACCACTTCAGACTACGTGTCGCATCCAGTGAATGCAATCGTATTTCATGAACTGCACAACAAGGCGGTGCGGACATTCAGTCGTCCGGAGTACGCCTTCGCATGCACCGCATGGCGTTTACCAGCACATTTCGATAGACTGTGAGCCAGTGCACACCTGGACGGTTGTTTCGGGTGTGTCGCATTCAATGGTCTGGCGATACCATCAGTCCACTATCACTTCCCTACCGTCGAGTAGAGATGTGCGACGAAAGGCAACCCAGTGACCGACCGGCCCACAACTGAAGACAGCAGCGAGGGCGCCACGCCCACTCCCTGGTGGAGATGGATCGAAAACCTAATGTATGTGGAGGGCATCGACTCGGTCACCCAACTTGCGAAGCGACTCGACATCAGGCCATCGACGATCTTCTACTGGCAGAACAACCCCGTCCAGCCGAAGGTAGAGCTGGCTCGCGCCATCGCCGAAACATTCAACCGACCAATTCCGGAAGTCTTCATCGCCGCCGGCTTCGCCACAGCCAAAGAGTTGGGACAGGCGATCACGACCACAGATCCGGCTCTTCAGCTGACGGACAGTGACCTTGTGGTCGAGGTCGCACGCCGACTCGGTGTCACGACGATCGCGCGCCAGATCGACGAAGCAAACGCCGAACCCCTCGCTGAGACACCTCGCCCAGCGCGGGCGACAAAGAAAGCCGCGAGCAAGACGACCGCCGCTGCGCGGCGGGCATCTCCCCGCGGCTAA